GTGGCCCTTACCGACCTGAAGATCCGCCAGACGAAGCCGCTGGCCGACAAGCCCCTCAAGCTCACCGACTCGCACGGGCTGTATCTGGAAGTCCGCCCTAACGGGTCGAAGCTTTGGCGATACCGCTATCGGATCGCAGGTCGCGAAAACCTCTTCGCGATCGGCGACTACCCGGAGTACTCGCTTCTCGACGCGCGCGCAGCACGGGATGAGGCGCGGGCGCTGGTGAAGCAGGGCATTCATCCTGCGCACGCCCGCCAGGCTGCAGTGGCGGACCAAGTCACGCAGAACGCCAACACGGTCGAGGCCGTGGGGCGCGAGTGGTTGGCAAAGAAGGCCGCTACCTGGTCGGCCACTTACCTTGCCCAGGCTACGCGCTGTCTGGAGCAGAACCTTTTCCCTCGACACGGGCGGCAGCCGATTCGCACCTTCACCGCGGCGCAGCTTCTGCGTGTGCTGCAGGAGATGGAGAAGCGGGGCGCCGTAACCTACGCCTTGCAATTGCGGCAGTGGGTCTCTGGCATCTGTCGGTATGCCGTGGCCACCCTGCGCGCTGACGGTGATCCGGCCGCCGCGCTGAAGGGGGCGCTGCAGCGGCCGGCTGTCGACCACGCGAAGCCAATGTCGCCGGCCGATATCGGCGACTATAAGGCGCGCTTGTCGCGTTACGGTGGCAACCGCACCACGGTGATCGCCTTGTGGCTGATGCTCTATCTCTTTCCTCGAACGACCGAGCTGCGGCACGGCAGGTGGGAGACGTTCGACACTGATGACGCGCTTTGGGACGTTCCGCCGAGCCGCATGAAGATGAGACGCCGGCACTTGGTCCCTCTGCCCACTCAGGCACTCGCGCTGCTGCGCGAGCTCGCGGAAATCACCGGCGCGGGTGAGTGGCTCTTCCCTAACGGGCGCAGGCCGAAGGACGTCATGAGTGCGACGACAATCAATCGCGCCCTGGAACACATGGGCTATGCCTCAGGGCAATGGACTGGACACGACTTCCGAGCTACAGCCTCAACTCAACTCCACGAATTTGGATTCAGATCAGACGCGATTGAGCTCCAATTGGCCCATGTGGAGAAGAATAAGGCCAAGAAGGCTTACAACCATGCCGAGTACCTCGCCGAGCGTCGCGAGATGATGCAGGCTTGGGCGGATTGGATCGACTCGATCCCTTCGCGAGAACTTGCCACCAGCTTGGCGTACCAATGAGAGAAACCCTGCGCTGGTGGATGGTAACGTCAAGATGCAATGCGGCCGAATGCGTTGTTGCCTCCGCAGTTACAGCCGGAGGGCCTAAAGTGTTCGCGCAGAATGCCGACAACATAGGCAAAACTCACCTTGTTCGGAGGCAGCCATGGCTGATATCCGCATCTCGTCGTCTACCGCGACAAATTACCTGCAGAACTTGAAGGTCAGCACCCGGCAGGATCATCAACCGTTGCGCGATGCGACGGCGGAGAGCACGCGCGTTTCCATCTCGGATGCGGGTAAGCGAGCCGCCTCGGTGGATGCCGCGAAAACGGCTACGCCGGTGGCGGGCATCAAGGATCTGCGCGAGTTGGTCAGCCAATACGACTTCAACAACATCACGCCCCGCCAGCTCGGGCAACTAGCGAATGAGCTCTACAGCCGTGGCGAGCTGACTGCTGAAGAAACCGCAAATCTTGTCGGCACCGAGCTGGATACGGAACCCCCGCGCGACCCCAATGAACCAATCGATATGCAAGCGCACTTCGAGTTCATGAGATCCGCGGTCGCCGAAGCTGGCAAGAACGACTCGACTCTTAATTGGGCGGTACAGAACCGTGAGCTCGCGGTGCAGACGCTGGCGAATCTGATGTCTTTTGCGTCTGACACGAGAGACCACATTCATTCGTGATCTCTCGCGGAGGGAGGAATCAGCCCCTCTCCTGGCCGCAGGTCAGCTCGGCACGCGGTACGTCACCTTGAAGCTGCCCGTTCCGCCCGAAAGGTGCCGAACACTGTAGCGGTAAGAGCCCGCGGTGCCAGAATAGCTGATGTAGCCAGAGGCGACGGCAACCCAAGCGCCGCCGACGTATTTCTGCAGTTCGAGAATCATCGATGCGCTCGAAAGATTCTGCATTGAGCCGCTAAAGGAACCATCGCAGTTCACGGCAAAGGGACCCGCCGCGACGGTCTCGCCGCCAGGCGCAACTGACCCGATGACGCTGTTGCTGACACTGACCGTGCAGGCAGCAGCGTGAGCTGTGCTGATGAATCCGATCGACATGAGGCCGACGAGGCCAAGGATACGCAGGCTGTGTTTCATGTGCTGTCCTTTCGTTTGCTGAAATGGTTGGCTCCGCGAAGCCAATGTCTTTGCTGCAAAATCAACAGACCACAAACTGCAGATGCGGCAATTCTCGATGCGCTCTCCAAGTTGGAGAGCGCGGATTGTATGACAACGGGCTGGCCGCACCGTCACCGATATGGATATCGCATGTGACGCAGATAACGCGCTCTGCTCGGGTGCTAGGGCTTTCCGTCCGTCCTTGCGGACATCTGAGCTCCAATCCAATCGTCGATTTCGGACTCGACCCAGCCAGACATCCGACCAAGCTTTACGGCTCTTGGAAACGCGCCACTCTTCATCTCGGCGTAGATCTTCGTTTTGCCTAAGCCGACGAGCCGCTGGACCTCCGGCAGGCGGATGATTCGTCGAGAGCTGATCGCTGGCGTGGTCATGCCGCCATCCTTTCTTCATGAGCAAAGTTCGCCCTGGCGAGTGCCTCGGCCTCGGGCGGGGAAACGCTGTTGCCGCACATGCGCACCTGCGCGGTCGCGGACAACTTGATGCGGGGGACCGACAGCGGGTCCGCGACCTGGACGCCATTGACGAACAGCAGCTTCGGATCCGGGATTTCGTCGATCACGTAGTTGGAGGGGAAGCCCTGGGCGCGATACAGCTCGGGCGCCTTGAGCATCCGCAGGGTGATGTCGATAAGCACGTAGTCGCCGACGAGCACGAGGTCCGCCGGCTCGGGGAAGTGCTCCGGCAGGAAGCGGTGCAGCAGGGCGGCGCACGCTCGCGCCCGCTCGAGTAGGTCGGGCGCAATGCAGTCTGTCGAAACCTGGACCGTCTGCACCAAGCCCATGCGGCCTCTGGTGGGCAGCGTGTGCATGGGCTCGGCCACGCCTTGCCACTGGCCGCCGCTGCTGTAGTACTTCACGAGGTAGGCCGATACCAGGCGCTGCTGGCTCCCGCTGGCGGTGATTGTGGAGGCCGGCTCTGCAAGCGATCGGCCGTCCCCGTCGTAGAAACCGCCGTTGGCCTGCTCCAGAAAGGCGGTGACGACTCCCTGCTTGACGCCACCTGCAACGACGGTTCCCAGAGGCTCACCGCAAACATGGGTGCGGGCTTCTTGCCCTTTGCGCTCACCGTATCCGATGGTCACCAGGTGGGCCGCGCTGAGTCCATGGTGTGTGCCGCCGGCAGAAACGGTAGATAGGGGAGCGTCGGCGCGGTGCGCCGTCAGGTGGGCTGGCGTGGTGCCCCGCAGGGAGGCAATGACCGGCGCAACAACAGAGAAATGACCGCCCTTCACTTGGGCGCAGATGGTCCGCAGCGGCTCGTCTGCTGCCATGGTCCGTTGGTTGCTGCCGTTGGCGTGTTCAGTGATGAATGGGGCCAAGCTGGCGGCGGCCATGGCCAGCGGCGCGGCGCCGCCCGGGCGTTTGACGAAACTGTTCGCGGTGACCGTCGGCAGGGGCGCGTCGATAGGGCTGCCGGCGCTGTCCGCCCGGTACTTGGCCACGAAAGGCGCCTCGTTGCCGACGATGAACGGCCGCGGGTTCGTGAGCACATGCCGCCACAAGCCTTTCGCGACGCGTCGCAGCGTGTTGTCCGCGAGCGCCTTCTTGCGGCCAAAGATGCTCTGCGCCGGCAGGCTGAAGTCGATGCACTCAGCCGCAGTGCGCCAAGGCTTGGCGCGACCGGTGCGGACTTCCTTCGAGTCGGGCGCGCGGTGAGTCGGCGCCGGCCACACGATCGGCAATCCGTCGCGGCGCGCGATCAGGAACAGGCGCTTGCGGATGGTCGGAGCTCCCGCGTTGCAAGCGCGCCGCTCGGTCCATTCCACGGTGTAGCCATGGCGGCGAAGCTGGCGCACGAAGCTCTCGAAGGTCTGGCCCTTGCGCTTCGGGTCCGGTCGGGCGCTGCCGTCAGCGTCGATGATGAGCGGGCCCCACGTTGTGAACTCTTCGACGTTCTCCAGCATGAGCACGCGAGGGCGCGTGAGCGCGACCCAGCGCATGCCCACCCAGGCCAAACCGCGGATGTGCTTCGATACCGGCGTGCCGCCCTTGGCTTTGCTGAAGTGCTTGCAGTCGGGCGACAGCCAGACCAGGCCGACGGGGCAGTTGTTCGTGACCGCGATCGGGTCAACGTCCCACACGCTCTGCAGCATGTGCCGCGTGCGCGGGTGATTGATCGCGTGCATCGCCAGCGCTTCGGGGTCATGGTTGATGGCGATGTCGACCGGGCGACCAAGCGCTGCTTCGAGGCCGGTGCTCGCGCCCCCGCCGCCAGCGAAGTTGTCGATGACAAGCTCGTGACCGAGGTCGAGCTGCATGGTGAAGGCGTCGCGCTTCATGCCTTCGCTCCGTACTTGCCATCAAGCCAGCCCGCGTACTCCATGAGGCTGTGCACCAAGAGCACTCTGCCGTCGTCTGCCCGTCGCACCGCGGATTCGTCCTGGCAGTCGTTGCACGCGGAGGCGAAGACATTCAAGGCGTCGGCGGCAGCTTCGAGCTTCTTGGCGCATTCGATGGCTGCCTTCTTGCGCACCGTTTCGACCCGAGCCTGGTTCTTGCGGTCGCGATCACTCAGCCAGTCGACGCCGGTCATGGAGAGTTGGGCGCTCATCGGATGGAGCCTTTCTCGGCAGGCGTCCACTCCGGCACGTCAAAGAAGCCAAGCTGGCCCTTGTAGGGCATGAAGGTCGCCGGCTCAGGGTTGCGCAGGACGAAGCCGTACTGGCCAACAAACCACGGCGAGTCGCTGTTCTTCACGCAATCGACGATCTCGACGCTGCCGATAATCCCGCCGCGCCAAATGGCTTTCGGGTCAGCCTTGATCGGTCGACCGGTTATGTCCCGTGCAAACTCGATGGCGCCTTCCCACTCGGCGCGGGTGCAGCCCTTGGCGGCGTGAATCAGAACCCGGCCCCGGATGCTCGTCGGCCAGCAACGGTTCTCGATGTCTTTGCCTGCAAAGAGGATCAGTGAGGCCCAAGGTTGGCGGATGGAGAGCGCCTTCATGCCGCCGGCCTTTCCGCCAGTCCCGCATCCTGAAACTTGATCGCCAGCTCGGTCGTTTGCACCAGCTGGCGCGTCTGATAGACGTCCATGCCGCGGTACGCGCGGCGCAGAGAGTCGACGACGCGCTGCGAGTTGGCGACGTCGTCCGCGGTGAGGGGCTCATCGAGCGCGAGGCGGTTGCGCAGGCGCAGGATCGGGTCGAAGTCGCAGGGCAGGCGGTACCAGGCGACGATGCGTTGCCATGCCTGCACCCAGCCGTCGAGCGCGTCGTCGATGAAGTACCACTTCCCGTCTGTCGGGTCCTGGAAGACCGGGCGGTCTTGGACAATCTCCACCTCCCCCCGGGCGAGGCGGTCGTGGATCTGGTCGATCAACGCGAAGGCGCGGTGCTGCTGGATCAGCGTGGGGCGGTGGATGCGTCCCATCACACGGCCCCTGCGCGCGATTCCCGCCACGACTGGATTGCGTCGTAGTGGTTGAGGAAAAGGGCCGCAGCCATATTCGGCGCGCACCAGCCGATCAGCGCGCCGTGGGCGGGTTCGACGCCGTTGAGGATTGCCCAGGGCGCGCTGTCGTCGGGCATGATCTTGGCGCGCTCTTCCGCGAGCACGCGAAGGTCAGCCTGCTTCACCTCGCGCGACATGCGGTAGGGCAGGCCGAAGTGCGCTCGCACAGCGGCATCCACGCGGAACTCAATGCGCTGGTAGGCGTGCAGGATCTGCTTCAGCGGATGCACGCAGTCGCCCACGTAGGCCTCCGCGGCGTCGTGGAGCAGGCCTTCCAGCTTGAGCTCGGGCGGCAGCAGTTCGGCCACGGCCACGCTGTGCTCGGCGACGCTGTGGAAGCGCGAGCAGTGGCCGTTGAAGCGGCAGAGGTTGCCCAGCGCGTGCGCGATGTCGCGGATGTCGATCATGTCCGGCTGCGGGTCCATCAGGTCGAAGTGCTTGCCGGTACGCGTGAGGATCCAGGCCGACTCGCTCACAGCAGGACCTCGGCCGGCGCGAAGGCAAGGATGCGGTTCAGGTGCTGCGCCTGATGGATGGCATCGTCCAGTGCGTTGTGGGCGGTGCCGTCGCGCGCGGGCGCTTCAACGGCGGGAACGAGGCGGGCGATCGTGCGGTAGTCCCGTTCGTTCCAGAAACGCCAAGGCAGGGGCTGGCGCGTGAGGTCGTACGCGCAGCGCAGGATGCCGAAGTCGAAGCTCGTCCCCTTCGCCCACACCTGCAGCGCGTCGTGGGTGTCTTCGGTGGCCACATTGCCGGCCAGGTAGATGGCAAGGCGCTCCAGCGCCTTGGCGAGCGACAGCGGGCGCTGCGGCCTTGCGAGTTCGCCGCGCGCATCGTCACCCTGGACAAGCCACCACTTCACGGTGGAGCCTTCGATGCGCATGCCGCAGCGCACGGCATCCTCGACATCGACGTGGCAGTAGAAGCCGCGGTCGATGCGGCCGCTGCGGGGATCGAACTCAACGGCACCGATGGCGGCGATGGCGGCCAGATGGCTGGTGCCGAGCGTCTCGATGTCGATCATCACGTGCTTGGTCATTGCACCGTGTCCTTCGTGTGGGTGTCGCGCTCCACCGCGGCGCAGCGGCGCCAGCCGGGCGGGACGATGGAGCAGAGGAGATGCCGGTGGCCGTCGGTGATGAGGTGCAGGTGGCGCGCTGCGGCCTCGCGCGCCACCTCGAAGACGAGCGCGTCGTCCGGCACCAGAACGGTCGTGATCAACGCGCTCATGGCGGTCAGCCCGGCAGGCCGAAGAGGACGGGCACGCCGGCCTGCTCGCGGATCTGGGTCACGATCGCCTTGCTGGCGTCTTCCAACGTCACGTCCGGGCGGTCCAGCTCGTACCAGAAGGCGATCTCGCCGGTGTTCCGATCGATGCGGTAGCGCAGGAAGGCCTGCACCGCATACGCGGGGCCGTTGAAGAACGGGCGCACGCCGATCGCGAACTTGCGGAACACGTCCAGCTTGCCCTTGGTGCCGGCGTCGTTCTCTTCGGTGAACTCGATCTGTGTCAGCCCGTTCTGCAGGTTGATGCCGCTGCCGTACTTCACCTTGCGGGTTTCCTGCAGTTGCGTGGCGAAGGTGAGCACGTCGCTGCCGGTCGGCAGGCCGCTGTTGGGCGGGGACTGGATCTCGCGCAGGTTGGCTTCGAGGAAAGCCGCGAAGATCACCTGCGGCATCACCTTCCTGTCGGCCGCGGTCCAGCGAATCCATTCCTCAGAGAAGCGCGGCGTGAACACAGCGCGGTGGTCGCGGTGGCCCGCATCGATGTCGTCGCTGTGGTCGTTGAAAACCGCCGTCGCGACAAACTTGCTCTTCGCATAGTCGACGTCGAGATAGACGTTGGTGTTGGTCAGCGAGCCCTGCGCCTTCACCACGTGGATGAAGCTCTCCACCTCGTGAAGGGTGATGGTGCCGGACTTGCGCGTGGGCTTCTGCAGCAGCTCGGGCTTGGCGTGCAGCTCCCAGCCGTGAGGCAGCAGCGCAACGGGCGTGTCGAGAATCGCCGAGATGATGGGTTGCGCGGCAAGCGCGGCGATGGCCTCGGTCTCGGTGTTGCCGCTGAGCGTGCCGCTGATGAAATCCTGATTGGGCATGGTGGTTCCTGGTGCGTGAAGTGGTGCAGGCGCTTACGCAGCGCCGGCGGTCTTGAGCTCGGAGGGCTGCGACGTCGTGACCTGCTTGAGGTCCAGCGAGGACTGCCGCGGGTCGTTCGGCACCAGGTTGTTTTCCACGGTGACGAACATGATGGTTTCGCCAGCCGGCAGGGCCGGCACCTTGGCGGTCACCTTGTCGCTGACAGTGACGGCGGCTTGGTTCTTGGAGGCAGGCTTCACCGAGAGCTCGATCACGAGCTTCCCGGCCTTGCCGGTTTCGGTGACACCGGCGATGACTTCCTGCAGCTTGTCCGCTGCCTCATCCAGCAGCGCGCCGCGGCGCAAGTCGCGCACGGTGTCGAAGAACGGACGTGTTCCCATGACTTTTTCCTAAGTGGGTTGCCCATCTCGTGGGCGGTAGGGCAGGTGGTCGCGTGGCTCGCCTGCCGGGAAAAGGGCGGGCTACGGAGCGGGCCTGGCCCGGAGCGGCACCGCAAAGGCCGCGCACTGCGGGCTGTCGTGCATCAGGACCACGGGCATCGTCTTCCTGATGGCGCGGCCGTCCGGCCCGCGGACCACCTTGCGAATCACGGCCGGAATCGGCACGTGGTTCGGATCCAGCCGGGCCTCGACGTCGTCCTGCTCGCGGAACAAGGCGGCCAGGCGGTTGCGGTGCAGGTCGATCTGGTTGTGGCTGTATTCGATCGCAGCCTTCAGCTCGGTCTGGCGGCGCAGAAGCTCGCGGCGTTCGCGGTATCGCTGCCAGTAGGTGAGAGCTTTCATGGTGTGGCTCCAGGTGAATGGGGTGGTGGGTGCCATAGGGCTTACCGGTGTTCTGGCTGGCAGCCGGCCTGTCTCTGATCGCGGCTATTCAGGGCCGTCAGCTCGGCCCGAAGGTGGCCGGCCGCGTCGGTGGGGTCCGCGGCAACGGACTCCCGGTCGCATGTCTTCTCGATCCAACAGCCCGCGTGCACGTGGCGGCTGGAAATTCGCAGTGCAGCTTTGCGCTCGATGGCCCGGGTCAGGCCAGCGAGCCCGCGTGAGATGAGGGGGTCGGCCATGGCCTGCTCGAAGCTGATGCCGTGCCGCGCGAGAGACGTGCGGTCGTAGGCCTGCTTGGTGGCTTGCTGGGGCATGGCAGTAACTCCCAACGGTTATTCGTTGGGAGCAAAGTAACCGAACGGTTATCTTGTGTCAATAACCGAACGGATACTGTGACGGTCGTCACCGTCCGAGGACGTCCGGCGCCGTAATCTCCGGCCCCGGATAGGAGATGTTTATGCGAACTGCATTTGCGGTGCTCGCGGCTGCGGCGCTGACTGCCTCATGCGCTCATCAGGCGTTTAGTTGGGACGGCGCGCGGCAAGTGCGCGAGGGGATGACGGAAGACGAAGTAGCGGCGTTGATTGGGCCGCCGTCGGAATGGGTGGGCGTCGACCTCATGGACGGTACGCACACGGCGCTGTGGCGCAACCCGCGCGAAGACGGCGCGGATCTGCTCTTCCTCAAGTTCGATGGCGCGCGCCGCGTTGCCGAGAACCCGAACGTTCCGCCCGCGGCTCAGCCGCAGTAACGCTTACAGAAAGGAAACAGCCTTGGCTCGTCCGTCTTTTTCGTCGCTCTGGGCGGCATCGCAGGTCATCCTCGCCAGCTCCGGCGAACAGCAGGCGCAGAAGGTCGCCAAGATCATCGGCGGCACGGTGGCGCTGAACATCAACAACCCCAAGAACCCGTGGACCAATACCTGCGCCGTGCGGATGAGCTACATCCTGGCGCGCGGCGGGGTGATCATCCCGGCTACGACCGGGAAGACGGTGAAGGGGGCGGACGGCAAGAGCTACTTCTTCCGCGTGCCGAACCTGATCGACTTTCTCCGCCAGGCCTGGGGAAAGCCTGAGGTGATCTCCTACCCGGCGAGCCCTGCCGCCATGGAGGGGCGCCGCGGCGTGGTGCTGTTCGAGGTTTCCGGCTGGCGCGACGCCAGCGGCCATGCGACCCTGTTCGACGGAACCAAGTGCTACGACCATTGCTACTTCAACGAACCCGGCGTGCTGTATCAGACCAACCGAGCCAATTTCTGGGCGCTGCAATGAGGCGCGTGCTTACCGTGCTGGCGGCGTGCGCCTGCGCGCATTCCGCGTGGGCTGCGAAGGCGGACGAGTCGGAGATGCCCCATCGCACCAACGGCCAGAACTACAAGGACCGTGCGCTGGCCGCTTGCGTTGCCACCGTCTACAAGGGTTCGCCCGCCGGCACCGACGCCAGTTCCACTGCTGGTGCCTACCTGGAGTGGACGTACTTCGACCTTGAGCTGGATCCCCAGCTCGACGCGCTGATCGACAAGTACGCGGCGCGCACCTACGTGGGCTCGCCGGAAGGCGGCGCCGACGCGCACTTCGGCTTGCTGAAGTGCATCGACTTCTACCGCAGCAAGGAACTCGAGCAGCTCACCCGAAAGGCCGTGCCCCACCCGACCTGGGTGGGCGACAAGCCGGCGAAGGCGCGTAAGCCCTAGAACGGCGTCGGGAGCGCGATGCGGTGCTTGAGCATCGCCTCCCATTCATCGGGGGCTACGTCGACCTCCCCGTCGCCCACCTGGACGCCAACACGGTCGCGGTGAATGCGCACAGGCCGCAGGCCTGGTGGAATGAGGGCGGTTGTCCCGTCGTCATGGCGGACGGTTACCGGATCAGGGAATTGAAACCAGGTCACGGGGCGCTCCCTGCGGCGGCTCACGCCGCCCGAATTGCAATCGATTGCAAACTACGCCCTGTCCTACACGCCGGCGCCTGATAGGTTTGACAGGTGCCCTGTCCGCATTGTCCTACAAGCTGGTAACGTCCGCGCCCAACAACACAAACAAGGGAGGGCGGCATGGTTATCGTAGTTTGGCTCGTTCTGGCGCTGGTCGCCGGGGTGATCGCGTCCAACAAAGGGCGCAGCTTCTTTGGGTTCTTCCTGCTCGCGGTGCTGCTCAGTCCGCTGATCGGGATCATCTGCGCCTTGGTTGCCAAGTCGAAGACGGACCTCGAAGCCTCAAACGTCCGCAGCGGAATCGGCAGCCGCACGCATCGCAAGTGCCCGCATTGCGCAGAGGTCGTCCTTCGCGAAGCGAAGGTCTGCAAGCACTGTGGCCGAGACATCGCTTCTCCAACACAAGCTGCTGCAACCTAATCGGCGCCGCGCTCACCACCGAACATTTCATTCCAGAATATGGCAACCAAAACCTCGAAGCGGCGCTTTGTTTGCAAGGACGCCAAGTTCCTGCCCACCAATGAGTTCACTCTGCAGCAGCTCCTTGCGCAGGCGCTGGATGAGCTCGAACTCGCGAGCGAGAGGCGCGAAGCGCTCGGGCAGGACGCCCAAACGGCCAGATACCGTCAGATCCTGTCCTTCGATGTTGAAGACGAATTCATCTTCGGGGTGATGGCGACTTACGAGCCCGGTGCCAACACCACGGCCTTGATCAACGACGATGCCGCGACGCAACTATCCGTCGTGCAGGTGGCTCCCCCGGTAAATGACGATGGCAAGCGGCGTCACTTCCTCGATGGACTGCTTTTCTTTGCCGTCCACGAGAATGCGGTAGTGCTGATGCAGTCTATGGCGCTGCGAGGCCGCCAGTTCGAGAACCACCTGAACTGGCTACTTCAGGAGGCCGGCGTGCTCGACGGTCTGTCTCAGGTAGCGTTAGCGGACAAGGTGCCCAACAATGTCGCGCAGCAGATCAGGCAATCGCACGTCAAGCTGGTCACAATCGGCGGACAGCCACTGATTGAGGGCACGCTGCGAGAAGACGAGGAAGACACGGGCGCAGAGCCACCTCTCGACTTTGCCTGGGGCGACGAAGCGATCGATGTGCTCAAGGGCGTGGTCGGCGAGGTGGCTCTCTCGAAGCTGGATCTGGACGATATCGGCGAAAGCAACCTGCAGTACTCGGTCACCTTGTCCTTCCATCGAAACACCACTGACAAGGGCCAGGCGGTGCTCGACAATCTTGCCCTTGCTCTCCGGAACACTAACGCCCACGATACGTTGGTTAAGCTCAAGGACGGAACGGACTTGAAGGGCGAACAACTGAAACTCGCGATCGAAGCGAACGTCGAAGTTGTGAGCGGTGTGCCCAATCCGACGTCGATTTTCACCCAGATGCGGCGTTGGGTCGTCACGCTGATCGAGAACAAAGTTATCTAGCACTTCCGAGCATGCGATCCTTTTTTGAGTGGCTTCTCAAGCCGACCTATTTGCATGCGGTCCTTCTCCTAGGAGTCGGGCCCCTGTGCTATTGGGGCGCGCCAAGGGTCGACCCGGGATTGATAGTCGTGGCGTCTGGCGCTGCCTTCGCCGCTGCGGTAGCCGTTTTTAGCGTGCTCACTGGACAGTATTGGGATGTGGCGAGCCTCAGCCAGCTGCCTGGGCTCGATGATGCGGCGTACGCGCGGGCCGAAGAGAAAATCCGCGTCATCATTCGACGGCAAAGAGCTTACGGTCTCCTCAACATTGTTGTGGGGTGCGTGGCGGGCCTGCCTTTCGTAATTTCCTTGGCGAAGGTGCCAGTTCCACCGTGGTTCACGATGCAGTGGCAAGCCGCCGTTGTGGGCGCTGCGTTTGCGTTCAACCTGATGGCTTTCTTGGTTCAGTTGTCTTGGCAGGACCAGCTTCGAACATTCAAATCGAAGATGGAGCGCAAGGTCGTCGAGAAATCTGAACGCGAAGCGCGGCTCGCTCGGCTGCGTGACTCCAGAGCAGCCACAAGGCTCCAGCGGCACGAACTTTCGCTGACTACCGGCATTGGCGAACAGAAATGGGCCGGCTTTACTGGCGACGCTGAGTCGTCGTCATCTCGATAACCCGAGACATGCTTTAACAACTCGCCTGGCTCCCAGTTTGGACAATACTGAACCGGAGGGTTCACATTCCAAAGTTGGGAGTAGGAGACGTTGAGACAGCCGCCGTATTCACTGACAGCAGTCAATTCAAAACGAACAGCAGCGGTGCTTCGCCATCTGGCGATCCGGGCTGACAAAGGTGAAATCATCGGCGTGGCATACGCGGCCCTGGACCAGGACCGCAAGTTCGAGCTCGGCGTGGGAGGTGCGCTTGAGCAGGACCGCCGGACAGCACATTTCGGTGCTGACAAACTGAGGGATATGCTCTTGCATTACACTGACTGAAGCAGGTCACGCACCGTCAGAGGGTGTGTGGTCGTCGAGCCAGTTATCGCGGCCCCGAGAACAGCCGCCCGCTTGCCCTGCGCCCCACCCTGAGCCCGCTCTAAGCGGGCTTTTTCTTTTGCGCCGTGCCGGGTTCGCTGCGCCTGGTCGGCAGCTTCGTCGGAGCCTCGGCCGGGTGCAATGCCCCATAGTGGTGCTCGACGATTTCGTCGAACGATACGCCCAGGGCGTCGCAGACCTCGCGTAGAACGCGCGTTGCCGCGTCGAAATTCACGGTTTTGGTGGTTGTGCGGTATTCGGCTACCGCGTCGGCAACCGCGCGAGCTTCCGCCGCGCCTTCACTCGGTTGTGAGTGAGTCTCGCCAGCGGACAAATCCATCCAGCCGCGCGGAAGCCCACACCGCGACTCGATGTTGCGTGCGGAATCCTCTCTGATGTTCTGCCCGCTCTTCGCTTGGGTCAGCCAGCGATGCACCTGGGGCGGCTTCATCTCCATCGCTTCGGCGAAGCGCAGCACGACGCCCTCGAATTGGTCGTTGATGAGTTGCTTGAGGCGGGCGCGACGTATCTGGCTGATATCCATCGGACCTGATTCAATCCGATCAGTCACCGTTCGGTAAGTCTCCGATCGGTTATTGACACACAGTAACCGTGCGGTTACTGTGTTCGCATGGAACTGCGAGACTTCTACCTTGGCATGACTGCCGCCGAGCGCGCCGATTTCGCTCGACGCTGCGACACGACTCCCGGCCATCTGCGCAACGTGGCCTATGGCAAGCCCTGCGGCGAGAACCTCGCGATCGCCATTGATCGCGAGTCCGCCGGCAACGTGCCCGTCGAAACCTTGCGGCCGGACTGCGACTGGGCCTACCTCCGTGGTCGGCCCAGCGCTGAGGCTGCATGACTCGATCTGCTTCATTGCATGGGGCCGGTCTGCGTGAGCGGGCCCAGCACGCGGGCAACGCTCTCGCGAATGCCTGCCAGCCCGTTGCGTGCACCAGGCGTGCCTACGCCTTCGGCAATCAGCTTGTCCAGCTCGCCCACCAACAGGTGGCCGACGGTCGGCATCTCCATGCAGATGCAATCCACCAGCAGGTACATGGCCAGCTCGAAGGCCAGTGCGCTGTCTCCAATGAAGGCGATGCGGGGTCGTTCCATGTTCGTGAGTCCCTGTGTCGTTTCGTCCCCTGCAGATTGCCGCGCACCGCGGCCGATGTTTACTGAGGCGCACCGCCCATGACTCATACGGAAAAACGTGACCCGATCACGACCCTCCACGCCGACGCAAAGGCTTATCCGGGCGGCATTGCGGCCCTGGCGCAGTTGATTGGCCGCAGCGCAGGGGTGCTGCACAACAAGTTCGCGGACTCGATGCCCAGCTACGAGATCACGGACCGTGAGGCGGACGCGATCGCCACCGCAGTGCGACTGCGCACCGGCGCCAACGCGTACGCGGAAGCCAAGGCGGAAGCCCACGGCGGGATCTTCGTGCCGCTGCCGGAGCCCGGAATTGCCGGCGAGGATGACGTCACCGCAGGCCTACTGGAGATCATGCGCACCGCTGGTGACCTGGCGCGCGAGTTGACTGAGGCGCGGGCTGACGGACTCATCACGCCTGACGAGTTCGCGAGCTACAAGCTGCGCGGCAACCGCCTTATCGCTGCGGTCCACAAGCACCTGCGCGACATTGAAACGATGGTGACCGAAGGTGCGGTTTCCCTCGAAGCGCGCCGGGGGGCCCGCTGATGGACGAGATGGATCGCGCGCAAGAGCACTACGAGCGCACGCTCGGCTACGAGGTGGCCGCTGCCCGCAGGTTTCGTCCGGCCGCTGAGCCTATCGGCACCTGCCATAACTGCGGCCAGGATGTGGACGCCGGCCTGCGCTGGTGTGATGTGGAGTGCCGTGCGGACTGGGAACAGCGGCGCGCCAGATCGAAGGTGGCGGCCTGATGCTTGGCGCGCTGATCCTGCTCCTCGCGGCGCTGGTGCTGTGGCGCTGCATGGTGATTGCGGTTCGCTGGTATCGGCGCGTGTCCGCTGAGCTGGACGAGTGCGAGCGCCAGCTGCTCGCTGCCTTCAGCTCTCAGGCTCCCGCTCCCTCGGTTGCGGAAGCGCCCGAAGGGCAGGGGGGCGCCCATGGACAATGAATCGTCCGTGAAGCTGCAGATGGAGCAGTTCGGCATCCAGTTCCGCTCACGCGACCTGCCGCTGCGGGTTGATGGCGCGCGCCACACCTGCAGCAAGGGCGGCAAGTTCTGGTATCGCCTGCACCTGTGGCGGCCGGACGTGGGCGGTTGCTTCATCACGGGGTCGTTTGGCAGCTACAAGTCCGGCGAGCGTGAGAAGGTGGAGCTCGACCTCGCTCCGCTGTCTGCCGCTGAGCAGGCTCGCAGGAAAGCGGAGCGCGAACTCAGGGAGCGCCAGGCACGCGAAGAGCGCGAACGGGAGGTGGAGTCCGCGGCCCTGCAGGCGATGGACATCTGGCGCAAGGCCAAGGCCGAGGGCGAGAGCCGCTATCTGCAGCGCAAACAGATCGAGCGGACAGAGGGCGTGCGCTTTGACCGCGGCTGGCTGCGCATTCCGATGATCCGCTACGACCTGCCGCGCCATCAGGCGCTGGCAGGCATCCAGACCATCAAGCCCGACGGCGCGAAGCTCTTCACATCCGGGATGGCGAAGCGTGGCACCGCGTGCCGCCTTGGCCTGGTGGTGGCGAAGGAGCCCATTCTGATCACCGAGGGTTACGCCACAGGCATGAGCGTGCGTATGGCCGTGCGCCGCCGCTGGCCGGTGTTCGTCGCGTTTGACGCCTACAACCTGGAGTGGGTTGTGCATGTGGTGCAGAAGTGCCACCCGCAGAGCCCGATTCTGATCTGCGCCGACGATGACTGGCGCACCGAAGGCAATCCCGGCCGAACGAAGGCCAAGATCCTGACGCGGACGCTGGACCGCGTGCAGATGGTGTATCCGGTGTTCCGCGCGGAGCGCGGGCCGAAGGATACGGATTTCAATGATCTGCACGTGCGTGAGGGGCTCGATGTGGTGGCGCGCCAGTTGGCTGCACCGCTCTCGTTCTTGCTTGGCGCGCCCGTGCGTTTTGAGGATTCGGCTGGTGTCGCAGCCTGACGTCGTAGTCCCGATGACCTCCCGCACTGAACCCCCATCCCCCCAGGCGGACGCACCCGCAAAGGGGGAAGGGGACAAGCCCAAGAAAAAGCAGAAGCCGGTCGATTGGGGCCTCTTCAACCACCTGCTCAACCGGTTCGTGCTGATCTACTCGACCGACACGGTGTTCGATACGCAGGAGAACATCGTCATGAAGATCGGCGCCATGCGGCTCGCGTTTGGCACCGACATGGTGAAGCTCTGGCAGCACTCGCCGGACCGACGACAGGTGAACCCGGAAGGGCTGGTGTTCAAGCCCGCTGACAACTGCGGAGAGGACGAGGTGAATCTTTTCACCGGCTTCGCGATGAAGCCGAAGGAGGGCGACTGCGGCCCGATCCTGGACCTGCTCTACCACCTGTGCGCAAAGAGCGCGGAGACGCCAGATGAAGTGCAGAAGGTGGTGCATTGGGTGCTGTGCTGGCTCGCGCTTCCCCTGCAACGCCCGGGCGCGAAGCTGCAGTCGGCGCTGGTGTTCCATGGCGGGCAGGGGGCGGGCAAGAACGAGTTCTTCGAGGCGGTGGCGAAGATCTATGGGCGATACGCGATTGTGGTCGGTCAGGACGAGCTCGAAGACAAGTTCAACGACTGGGCATCTCAGAAGCTGATGGCGATCGGCGACGAGGTGGTCGCGCGGGCGGAGCTGTTCCACCAGAAGAACAAGCTCAAGAAAATGATCACGGGCGAGACGATCCCCATCAACCCGAAGAACCTGCCACGGCGGATCGAGGCGAACTCGATGAACGTGGTTTTCCTCTCCAACGAAGTGCAGCCGCTGGCGTTGGAGAAGGACGACCGGCGGTACTTGGTGGTCTACACGCCCGCGGCGGCGCATCCCGAACTGTACGCAAAGGCGCGTGCGTGCCGGCAGAACGGGGGCGTAGAGGCGCTGTACCACTACCTGCTCAACCTTGACCTGGGCGACTTCGACGTCTGGACCAAGCCGCTGATGACCTCGGCCAAGCGCGACCTGATCGAGCTGGGCATGAAGCCAGCGGAGCGCTTTGCGGCCGAGTGGCTGGAAGGCTATCTCCCGCTCCCTCTGCAGGTGTGCAGTGTGGCGCAGCTGTACCGGGCCTTCCTCGCCTGGTGCAGGCGCAACGGCGAGCGCTTCCCTCCACCCCAGAACGTCGCGACCGCTCAGATCACGAAGTGGGCGAGTGGTCGGCTGGAGACGCGCGTGGTGAAGCTGGATTCGGCGGGGCACCAGAAGTGCGACCGCATGTGGATTCCGGCGAAGTGCGAGCCCAGCGAGGGCATGACCTTGGGCCGCTGGGCTGCCGAGGCGTCCGAGGCCTTCACCAAGCACCTCAACTCGTTCCAAGGCGGGCACCAGCATGACGACGAGGCTTGATCTGGTTACGCGGTTACGACCCGGTTTCGATGCCGGTTACGCCGGAGAACCGCGCCGTTACGTGGGTTACGGTGTTTTCGGGGTTTGCATCACACATGCGCGAGTGCGCGCGCGTGACTCTCACGCAGCTCTCTTCTCATACCCGCGACCCCATCGTAACCGCGTAACTCACGTAACCACGCGCCTCTCCCGCGTAACCACCTTCGTAACCCACGTAACTACGTTCTCTCAAAGAAAAGTGGGGAAGTTGTTGATGGTGTTGGTCGGGGTGGTGGCAGTGCAGGAAGCACAAAGGGCGCTCGCATGATCTCCTACGATGTCGCCAAGGACGTCCGCTCGGTGGTGCAGGATCTGCGCGCCCTCGGCTCCAGGCACATTCCGTTTGCCACAGCCCGGACGCTCACCGCTCTGGCCAAGTCCGGCCAGGCCGAGACCGAGCGCGAGATGCGCAGCGTGTTCGATCGCCCGACCGCGTATGCCCTGCGCTCCCTGGTGGTGAAGCCAGCGACCAAGGCGCAGCTCGAAGCGTCCGTGGGCCTCAAGGACACGTCGCAGAACAAGCAGTCCCGCTCGCCGCTGGACGTGCTGGGTCACGAATTCACCGGCGGACAGCGGAAGTTCAAGGCCTTTGAGGGTGCGCTGCGTCGCATGGGCTACCTGCCCAACGGCTGGGCCGTCGTGCCTGGCGACGCAGCGCAACTCGACGCCTTCGGCAACATGCCGGCCAGCTTCATCGTGAAGCTTATGTCCTACCTGCAGGCCTTCAGCGAACAGGGCTACAGCGCCAACGCCACGGCCAAGGGCAAAGCACGGACCGAGAAGCGAGGCCGCAGCGCACGTGGCTTCGCGACCATCAACGGCGTCGCGTACTTCATCAGCCGCGGCAAGGGCAACTGGTTTGGTGCGGGCTCATGGCAGCACGGCCGAAGCCAGCACCTGCCGCCCGGGATCTGGGCCAAGCGTGGCATCCACGGCGCCGACGTCCAGCCGATCGTCCGCTTCGTGCGCGTGCCCGTGTATCGCCAGCGCATCCACCTGGAGCAGAACGTGGCGCGCGTCGTCGATCGCGATGCCGCCTCCGAGTTCTTCAAGAACCTCAACGCAGCAATGGGCGGTGGCCGCTGATGCGCTGCCCTCCTGCTCACTCATCGGCTCGCCGGGTAGTCGCACGGGTCCTCCCGGGCCTCTCCCGGCAAGGGTAATGAACACCTCGTCGAAGTGTTAGCGGCTGGGATTCCGTCGGGGTCGTCACTTAGGTCGTCATTCAGGAAAACGGGTAGTCAACATGGGTCGTCAGTTGATGTCGCTTCGTCAGTACGCGGAGCACCGCAAAGAGCGCGGTCTCGGCGGCACGACGCTGCGCGCAGTGCAGAAGGCGATCGCATCGAACCGCATCAGCACGGTGCCCGACGAGAAGGGACGCGAGCGCATCGACCCAGCTGTCGCGGACATTCAGTGGTCGCGCAACACCGACGTGGATCAGGCCGCGAGGGCGAATGCCCCGCGCACCGCGGCAGGCGCGGGCAGCGCTGAAGGGGAGGGGGGAGGGGCTGTCGTTGTGCCCGCGGCGGGGGAGGGGGCCCAGAACCCCTATTGGCAAGCGAAAACGCGCCGCGAAGTGGCCGAGGCCTCGAAGGCCGAGATCGAGCTGCGCGCGCTGGCGGGCGAGTTGGTTCAGAAGGCCGAAGTTCACCGCGCTGCGTTCGACGCCGGCCGCATGCTACGGGACCTGATCCTCGCCGTACCGCCGAAAGTTGCCGCGGAGCTGGCGAGTATCACGGATCCCGCCGTGATCGAACGCCGACTGCGGGAAGAGCTGCGCCGACCTCTAGAGCAGGTCTCGCGCCTCATGCGTGACCACGAGGAGGCTGCCTGATGGGCGCGATCGCTGATGGCTTCCTCGCATTCGCCAACGGTTTCGCAGCTGGCGTTGAGCCCGATCCGGACATGTGGATCGATGAGTGGGCTGACGAGTTCATGGTCATCCCCAAGAAGTCGGGGGCGGCAGAGCCCGGCAAGTATCGTGGGGACCGCACCCCGTACGCGGCCGAAGTAGCCCGGTGCCTGTCGCCGGCGAACCCGTTCCGAACCGTCGTCGTCATGGGCGCCTCACAGATGCTCAAGACGCAGACGGGCATCAACTTCGTGGGCGCGAGCATCCATCAGGCGCCCGCGAACATCCTGGTGCTTCTCCCGACGCTGGGGATCACCAAGCGCGTTTCTTCGCGCCTGGCCGCCACCATCGAAGCCGTCCCGGAGTTGAAAGAGCGTGTCGCGGCCCCGCGCAGCAGAGACTCGCGGAACACGGTCGACACCAAGGAATTCGACGGCGGCACGCTGTACGTCACGACGGCTGGCTCCGCGAGCAACCTTGCTGAAATCCCTGCCCGATACATCTGGGGCGACGAGATCGACCGCTGGGCGGATAACCTGGATGGTGAAGGCGATCCGGTCGAGATCGTCGATGCACGCCGTGCGACGTTCGAATACAACGGGAAGGGCTACTACACCAGCTCGCCGACCCTCAAGCACCAGTCCCGGATCGCGAAGCTGTATCGCCAAGGCGATCAGCGCAGATACAACGTGCCGTGCCCACACTGCGGACACAAGCAGCCCTTGGAGTGGGAGCACCTCCACGCGGATGAGGCCCTCACGCGCGCTTGGTATGTCTGCATCGATTGCGGCTGTGAGATCGACGAGGGCTTCAAAACGCAGATGCTCGGTGAAGGCGAGTGGCGCGCCACTGCACAAGGCGATGGCGTCACGGCCAGCTTCCAGATCTCCGCGCTCTACATGCCGCTCGGATGGACCAGTTGGCGCTCGCTGATGCGCCAGTATCGCAAGGCCAAGGCGGCGCTTGACCGCGGCGACCACGGGCCGATGCAGGTGTTCTACAACACCCGGCTGGCCCTCGAGTACGACAACACCGTCGCGATGGTGCGGGCAGACCAACTCAAGGCCCGGGCCGAGCCCTACGGATTGCGTACGGTACCGAGCGGTGTGCTGGTTCTGACCGCCGCAATCGACGTGCATCCAAGCCGCCTGGAGCTCAAGGTGATGGGGTGGGGCGAAGGTCTAGAGCGCTGGACGATCGACCACCAAGTGCTCTGGGGCGCCCCGTCTGAAGACGCCGTGTGGGCGGATCTAGACGCGATCCTGCAGGCGCCCTTGGTCAACGCGGCAGGCATGCCGATGCTCATTGCTGCCGCCTGCATCGACTCTGGCGGCCACAACACGCAGGACGTCTACAACTTCTGCCGGCCGCGAAAGTACCGCAAGGTCCTGGCCGTGAAGGGCGCGAGCCGGCCAGGCCGCCCGATCATCGCTAGTAAGCCGGCCGTCATGGACCTGAACTGGCGCGGACGCCTCGATCGGGCGGGGGTCGAACTTTGGTACGTCGGTACCGACACCGCGAAGGACTGGCATGCCGCACGCTGGCTGCTCGCGGACGGACCCGGTGCGATCCACTTCTCCCGCGACCTTCCGGACGAGTACTACGCCCAGCTCACCGCAGAGCGGCGCATCGTCAAATACCGCAAGGGCCACGCGTACAGCGAGTGGATCAAGGGGAACGGCGAGCGCAATGAGGCCCTCGACCTCGCCGTCTACAACCTCGCAGCTGCCTACTACCTGGGCCTGCACAAGAAGCAACCGCATGAATGGGCAAAGCTGCGCGCCGCGCTGTACCCGCCCACGCGCGACCTGTTCTCGCAGCCCATCGTGCTGCAAGGACCGACCACGGAAGTCACCACCTCGCCTGCGCCACAAGCCCAAGGTGAGCGCGCCTACGAATACGACGACTACACCGAGAGTGCCTACTGATGACGCGCATCCGAGAAGACCTCGCCGAGATCCTCCGCGAGGAAGTCACCACCGCGGCGACCTACCTTGCGATTCCTCCCGAGCAGGCGCGCGCGCTGGCCCTGCAGGTTGAGGACCGCCTCCGCATGCGCGTGGCCGGCACAGACCTCTATCTTGGGCGGCTGGACCGCACGCAGCGTGCCGCACGCATCCGCGAGGAATTTTCAGGGAACAACCACGCCGAACTGGCTCGCCGCTACGGGCTCACCGTGCGGCGGATCAGGCAGATCGTGGCTTAGCCGCGCGGCTCACTGGTTGCCATTCACATGCCCATAGCACTCGAAGAACTCCCGGTCCGAGTAGAAGTCCGCCTTGGCCTTCTCTCGGCGCACGTTGTCCGGGTGCTTGAACTCGGCTTCCCAGTACTGTGCGTCCTTCTTCTTGTCGCGGATCTGGGCGCAACGTGCTTTGGCTTCGCGATCTTCACGCGCTTGCGCTTGATCTTGCGCCCAGCGTCGTTCAAGGCGTTCGTTTTCCTTGCGCGACAGGGCCTGCTTGTCCTCAATGGTGCGCACGCGCGCTTTGACGGCCTCATCCATGTCCGCCGGTGGTGGTGCCTGAATGTTCTCCACTTTGGCACTGCTGGGGCAGGGCAGATCCGAATAGGTCACCTTGCCGTCGATGATGCACTTGTTGATCGCCTGCGCCGGCGAACAGATCAGTGTCACGAGAATAAGGGCCATCCACCGCATGGAGAGCGCTCCTCAAAGGTTTGGGAGCGCGAGAGTTTCCACAGCGGGCCCGTATCCTTCAAGCCCGGTGCGCAAACATTCGTCACTTCGCTATACGAGCGCGGCCATCATCCGGCTCATGAACGACATGCGTTGTGTCGGCACCGGATAGCCCTGTTCACGCAGGGCTGCGCGCAGGGCGGGCTCACGCAGCGAGCTGATTTCCGGGGCCTTAGCCTCCAGCAGCCCACGCCATCGGCGCACGAGTGTGGGCGTGTCCAGCGCATCGCTTTCGGCAAAGAGGCGCGCCACAGCGCAGCGCTGGATTTCCACCTCGTTGGCCTTGTCGGCAGGCCCAATCACCACGTCCAGCGCGGTGACCACTGCCATCACCAGGCCTGCCGATGCGGTGAGCTCTGGGTGATGTGCCACGACCGTGGCGAACGCCGCCGTGCCCGAGAGAAACTGCAGCGTCGAGAACAGCGCGCGCAGGCGCGCGAACAGCGTGCGCTGCATGACGCCGAAGCGCATGGCGTAGCGCAGATTGTTGATCGTCTCGTTGCGGTCGGGATCGGCGGCGTCGTAGGTCATGGCTACTCCCTCAGTCAGAAGCAGGGGCGGGCGGAGGAGGGGTCGTTGGCATCCGTGCTGGCGGAACCCAGGTTCTCTCCTGGGGCTGGTAGGGCTGCTGCGGTTGCGGCTGCGGCTGCTGATTCGGTCTCATGGTGCCTCCTGTACAGGCCTGTGCTGCGTGGTTGTGGTAGCGCCGAGTGTAGCAACGGGGCACGCACCCTCGGATCATCATCAAGCGGGCCTCACCCGCGGAACGCATCCGTAAGGATGCGGGCCCGATATTGACGATTTCACCACTTAGGGCGCATCCTCGCTACGCTGCGAAAACAAACGCAGCTCGGGTTTGGTCGCCCGGTGGAGATTGGCGCACGAAGCCGCGCCTACACGCGGCTTTTTTCATGTGTGCGTGCCTTGGCTCGTCCCAGTTATGGGCGGCCCGGGCGGGAGGGCGCAAGCCCTGCCGGTTCCTTTCTCCCGGTCGACCAACCCGCTCGGTGCTGCCCGCCCTCTTGGTCGGGGGTCGGCAGCTCTCTTTGTCGAGAAAGGAGCTTTGCCATGGCTAACCCTGCCTCGCGCGTGAGCGCGTCCTATGCGAACGCCACCGTCGGTGCGCTGCCGTTCGTACGCATTCCCCGTCGTGTCCGTGAACAATCCTGCTACTGGCGCGTGCCGCCGACCAACGACTACGGACTGGCTTGCGACATCGGCCGCGAGTGCGCCGCCCACTACGTCCAGTACCTCAAAGACAACCCCCGCGCGGCCGGCCTGAACACCCTTGGCCGCATCGCGGCCGACATCAATTTCCGGGACGAGAGCGGCGCCAAAGGCTATTGGGTTGGGTTCTTCTCGCACCTGGAGCGCCTCATTTGCGCCCAAGCCAACCGTATGGACGTGTTTGAGGACCTTGCCCGCGTGAACGCAGTCGTCGCGCAGATCGCCGCGCAGCGTGCCAACGAGGCGCGTATGCATGGGGACTGCCATGAATGATGTGATCCCCTTCGCCTTCGACAGCCACGCCGTGCGCGTGGTGATGCACGACGGTGAGCCTTGGTTCAACGCCACCGACATCTGCGATGCCCTGGAAATGGGTAATCCGTCTCAGGCGATCAAATCCCACGTCGATACAGAGGATCTCCAGAAACTGGAGACCCTCACTGCGGGTGGCCGCCAGAACCAGAACCACGTGAACGAATCGGGCCTCTATGCCCTGATCTTCGGGAGCACCAAACCCGAGGCCAAGCGCTTCAAGCGCTGGGTCACGCATGAAGTGCTGCCCACCCTGCGCAAGACCGGCAGCTACGCCATGCCCGGCGCCGCGGACCCGCTGCCGCCGTCGGTCTCCCACCGGGCCGACCACATCGTGGCGGCCACCCGCAGCTTCAATGGCCTGATGCGCGCGGCGGCCACACTCAAACTGGGCCACCTGCGGGCAGTGCGTTCGGCTACGGCTGCGACGCTCCGTCACACCGGCGTGGATCTCCTCGCCGAGCTGGGGGTCGAAGAACACGAGCTGGCGCCCGCGCTTCAAGCGCCGGCTGCGCCGCTTAGCCTGGCAGAGCGATTCACCGCCGCCTGGCTCGCGGGAGAGCTGCCGCTGCCGTTGGCAGCCTGCACCACTGGCCAGCTCTACCGTGCCCTGCAAAGGTGGGCCGCAGAGCAGGGCGAACGCGGCGCGCCTGCGCAAGGCGTCGCCAGCGCACAGATCGGCCGCTGGGCCGGCGAGCGCCTCACGCTACGCACCGTGCGCTTGGGCGCCACCAGGCAGGTCGTGCGGCTCTGGATACCGGCCGGCGAGGGGCCTGCGGGCAATGAGTCGATCAGCGCATGGGCGGCGGAAGCGGTTAAGGCGTTCGGAGTAGCTTCGGAAGACACGGCGTCGCCTGGCTCAGTTGGTGGTATGGCACCTACGCAATGCTGACTGCTGGAGAGCACTCACGTAAGATCCGCGCCGGGAGAGATCTGCAATGAGATTTCAGGTTGTTTACGATGGTCCAGCACTCGAGCACAACACGATGGAGGTGCGAGACCTCGCGCCTGCTCTGATCGCGCTTGGCGAACTGCTGGAACAAGCGAATCTCACGCTGAATGGCGCCGACGTTCCTATTCAGGTTCGGGTCGAGGCGAGCTTTCAGCGTGGAAGTTTTGGCATCAACTTCGATATCGGATCGCTGTGGCAATCCGTGCTGTCGTTGATGCCTGGTCACCTTTCCGTTGAGTCGGCCAAAAACCTGCTCGCTGATCTTGGATTCGTAGTGGATCAGCTCGCTCGGGGCAGCACGATCGGGGGGGTCGGTTTCGGTTTGATCCAGTTCTTGAAGTGGCTCCGCAACCGTCGCATCGACAAAGTCGAATTGCTGCAACACGGCCAAGTCCGAGTGGTCGTGGACAAGGACCAGATCGTGCTCGAGGATCGGGTCCTGAAGTTGTACCGGAATTACCGCTTGCGCCAGGCGTTGGAGAACGCAGTCAAAGTGCCGCTCGACAAGGACGGCATCGACTACTTCGCCGTTGCAGATCCGAATGCGTCGGAAAGGTTTGTCGAGATTTCCCGCGAGGAGCGCGTCTTCTTTGCTGCGCCTCCGGTCTCCGAAGAAGAGCTGGAGGAGACCGACGATACGCGCAATTTGCAGCTGCTCAGCGTGACGTTCAAAGAGGACAACAAGTGGCGGTTCTCGGACGGGTCGAGCACCTTCTATGCAGCGATGGAGGACCCTGAGTTCCTGTCATCGGTGGAGAACGGGCGGGCGTTCTCGCAAGGGGACATCCTGAAGGTCGTGATTGGTACCCGCCAATGGTTGAAGGGAGACAAGCTGCACAGCGATTTCGCGATCAAGAAGGTCTTGGAGCATCGCAAGGCAGCTGTGCAGATCAGCATTCCATTCGCCCGAGATCCTGACAGCGAGGCCTAGGGCCTACCGGCACGAGGATTGTTGTAGCTGGCGCGATAGGGCCGTGTGGCCAGTTCGTTGTCGCGCAGCCGATCCGCCAAGGCAATCAAGTCCGCGCGGCGCCGTTCTTCACGTCTGCGGTCTTCCGCGCGCGCAACCGCTGCATCGCGGGCGCGCGCCTCAGCGTAGTCGCGTTGTGCCACGCGGTGCATCTCGGTCGCATGCAGCGCGTCGATGCGTTGCTGCGCCACGTAGCCATTCGTGATGGCCGACCAATAGGCCTCGTCGGAGACAGGTGGCGGCGCGCCAATCGTGCTGGCCATGGCCCCGTGTGGGCAGGCCGTATCTGTATAGCTCACCTTCCCTGCGGCGACGCACTTGTTGATCGGCTCGGCAGCTGCGTCCGCTGAGCGGAAGACACTGAGGGCGAGCACTGCGATTGAAAGCAGGGTTGCCTGTGCGCCCGCGCCTCGACAAACGCTACGGCGGTGTTGAGGTTTACCACCAGCAGCGCTGCCAAGCCGAGCTCGGAAAATATGAAGCATGCGGCGACCTCCAGCAGTTCCACCCATTTGCGCCGGATCATCGCCGCCCTGAGGCGGATGTGATCCCGTAGTCCGTACGACACCCTGCGCCTGCCCGCCAGGTTGCAGCGGCGCCACCATTTCCGCACGGGCGCCGCCACCTTTCCAATGAAGATCGTGACGTTTGCGTACAAGGCGACCAAGAACGCTACCAGGAAGCCAAAGCATATGAGCGTCTCCGCGATCCTTTCGCCGGTAACCCTGTACCCAAGATTGTGCGTCGAGATCAGCGTAAATAGAAGGAGAAAACCTTGGGAGGGCAGGTTCCGAACATGGGCCAAGAAGGTCTCCCGCTCTGGACCTAGTATGCGGATTCGTTTCAGCATGGATTCCCTTTGTGCGTTCTTGCCTTTGTCATATTTTGATTGTCTTCAATCTGAAGGCAGAGCGCGCGGAAATTTTTCCTGAAATTTTCCCGGAGAAATTTCCGTTCCTCGTCGGCAATCTGCCGATGTGGAAGCCGCTCTCCAGAATCTCCCGCTTGAAACGCTACAGCGCTACCTGAGCGAGGCGCTTGACGCGCGTCACAGGCTCGCTACCGAGCCGACTTCGTTCGCCTCCGCCGACAAGCGGATCCAGTTCGAACAATCGGCCCGCGACAATGAGCGGTACATCAGCCAGTTGCAGAACGCCATCGCCGCCAAGCAGCGCGGCGGCGCCGTGCGATATGGCTTCGAGATCCATCTGTGAGTGCGCACAAGGCTGCGGCCACCGACGATCCGGCGCTGGACTCCTGGCAGCCTGTTGCGGGTAGCGCGGACTCCGACCTCCTTTCAGAGCTCGACATCATGGTCCCGCGTTCGCGGGATCTCGCGCGCAACAACGGTCTGTTCGGCGGCGCCGTCCAGACCTTCAAAGACAACATCATCGGGGCGCAGCTGCGCCTTTCCGCGCTTCCTGACTACCGCCTGTTGGGGTGGGACCGCGCCAAGGCCCGGGAGTGGGCGAACAACACCGAAGCGCAATTCCGGAGTTTTGCAGACACGGTCGAATGCGACGCGGGCCAAAGCCTGACGCTGCTTGGCCTCAGCCTGCAGGCGCTCGGCGGCGCGATGACGAATGGTGACGCCGTTGCACTTCCGCTTTGGCTTCCGCGCCCCGGTGGCCGTTGGAACACCCGGTTGATGGTGCTGGAAGCGGACCGCCTCTGCACGCCCACCTACCTGCAGCACCGAACCGACATCCGCGGTGGGGTAGAGAGCGACAGTTTCGGTGCGCCGCTGGCCTACTGGTTCGCCAACAAGCACCCCGGCGACATGTTCGACTACGGCGCCTTCGGTGCCAGCTCAATCACTTGGGAGCGCGTTCCGGCATTCACCGAGTGGGGCCGTCGTCGGGTGATACACCTGCACGACAAGGAACGGTCCGGCCAGTCCCGCGGCAAGCCCATCGTCGCCGCGGTGATGCGCGAGTTTCACCTGGCAGGCATGTACGCCAACACCGAGCTGCAGGCCTCTGTGGCGAACAGTCTGATCGCCGCCTTCATGGAGTCGGATCTCGGTCAGGACAGTGTGATGGCGCTCTTCGGCGAGAAGCCGCGCGACACCTGGGGCGAGCTGGTCAAGCAGCCGCTCAACGTACGCAAGAGCGCGAAGGGCCCGACGGTCATTCCGCTGCCGGTCGGCGCCAAGCTGTCTGCCTTCACGCCGGGCCGCCCGAACGCGGCGTTCGAGGCCTTCATGATGGCGACCCTGCGGCACATCGCAGCCGGCATGAATCTGCCCTACGAGCTGCTCCTGAAGGATTTCTCGCAGAGCAACTACAGCAGCGCTCGCGCGGCGCTGCTCGAAGCCTGGCGCTACTTCAATGGCCGCCGCCGTTGGCTCATGGACACGTGGCTGCGGCCCATCTATGAGCTCTGGCTGGAAGAGGCCGTGAATGCCGGCGTCGTCGAAGCACCTGGCTTCTACGAGAACCGCTACGCCTATACCCGCTGCCGCTTCATCTTCTCCGGCCGCGGCTGGGTTGATCCCACCAAGGAAGCCCAAGCCGCGCTGCTGCGCATGGAAGGCGGCCTCTCCACGATGGAAGCCGAATGCGCCGAGCAGGGCCTCGATTGGGAAGAGGTCCTGGAGCAACAGGCGATCGAGGCCCAGCGTCGTAGCGAGCTTGGCCTGCCGCCCGCGTCCTCTACGTCCGTACGCGCGTTCGGCCAGCCTGACCCGGTGCAGAACGACGAAGGTGACGACGCGACTCGCACCGACGAGGAGCAGCAATGAAGCACTACCCCCATCTCGCCGCGCGCGTTTTCAACACACCGTTGTTGGTTCATCCGGCCAAGCTGGACGCCATGCTCGCCGGCCTCGGCGGGCGCCTGCTCGGGGCTGATGGCGCAATCCATCTATCGGTGAACGCAGCGCCCAGCGAGGGCGCCGAACTCTTCACCACCGCCCGTGGTGCCTACGCCGACGCCGGCTACCGCGTGGTCGACGGCGTGGCCGTCGTCGACGTGTTCGGCCTCTTGGCCCACCGCGGTCGCATGGAGGCCGATTCCAGCTACGTCCTCGGCTATCAGGATGTGGCCCGGCGTCTCGATGCCGCGCTTGGCGACCCGGAAGTGGTCGCTGTCCTGCTTCTCATGGAGACGCCGGGCGGCGAGGTTTCGGGCGCCTTCGACCTCTCCGACCAGATCTATGCGCGGCGCGGGATCAAGCCGATCGGCGCAATCGCGGGCGACATGGCAGCCAGCGCTGGCTACCTCATCGGCTCGGCGGCTGACGAAATGGCCGTCACGCAGACCGGCTACGCCGGCAGCGTCGGCGTGGTGATGCGCCACGTCGACATGTCGCAAGCGATTGCCAACGAAGGCTACCGCGTCACGCAGGTCTACGCCGGTGCCAACAAGGTACTGGGCAACCCCTACGAACCGCTCCCCGAAGCGGCCCGGGCCTCCATACAGGCCGAGATCGAAGGCATCTACGAACTCTTCGTCGAATCCGTTGCGCGCAACCGCGGCATGGATGTGGCTGCGGTTCGCGCGACTGAGGCCTCCGTCTACCGCGGCCAGGCGGCCGTTGATGCCGGACTCGCCGATCGCGTGACGACGGCCGACCAAATGATCAATGACCTGCGCGTGCGTGCGAGCGCTTCGCGTTCTCCGCGGGCAGCCGTCCGCACCACCCACTCAGAAAGGAATGCACAGATGAGTGACCCGCAACAAGAGGGCGGCACCCCGAGCCCCCGCAACCCGGCGCTGACGCAAACGGATATCGACCGCGCACGTCTCGAAGGCCATGCCGAAGGGGTAAAGGCTGGCGCCACGCAGGAGCGTGAACGCACTGCCGCGATCCTCAGCCTGGCGGACGCCAAGTCCCGTCCGTCCCTGGCTCAGAAGTGTGTCGCGCTCGGCGTCTCGCTCGAGCAAGCCACGGCGCTGCTCGCCGCATCGCCGGCCGAAGGCGCCTCGTCCAGTAGCGCATTTGCCGCGGCGATGTCCGCTGCGGGCAACCCGAAAGTGGAGCCGGACGCCGGCGCCGCTGAACCCGAAACCGAAACCCAGCTCGCCGACAACATTGTCGGCCTGTTCCGGGCCAACCGATAAGCGAGGCCGCACATGAGCGCTTCCTTCAAGACCGAGGGCACCTTCACGCCCGACACCTTGATCGTCGGCAACGCGCACTTGCTCGTGAGCCGGCAGATCACGCTGGCGTCGGGTCAGAACCTGTCGCGCGGCGCAGTGCTGGGCAAGGTCACTGCAAGCGGCAAATACGTGCTTAGCACGTCCGGTGCGAGCGATGGCTCGCAGACGCCGGACCTGGTGCTGGCCGAAGCCTGCGACGCGTCCGGCGGCGACAAATCCACGGTCGCCTATTCGCGCGGCGACTTTGCCGCGGGCGCGCTGACGCTTGGTGCCTCGCATACCGCCAGTTCGATCGCCGAAGGCCTGCGCGCCAAGGGCATCGTGATCATCAACACCGTCCCCGCCTAAAGGAGTTCAGGACATGGATATCTTCAGCACGGTGATCCTGGCGCGCGTGGTCGCCGAATTGCCGCCCCCGACGCCGTTCCTGCTCAACAGCTTCTTTCGCGAAGAACAGCGTTCGACGACCGAAGAGATCTACTTCGACGTCGACAACGGCAAGCGCCGTCTCGCGCCGTTCGTGTCGCCGGTCGTGGCGGGTAAGGTCGTCGAGAACCGCGGCTTCCAGACCAAGAGCTTCAAGCCCGCGTACGTGAAGGACAAGCGCCGCTTCCTTCCCAGTGCCGCGCTCAAGCGCACGATCGGTGAGGCTATCGGTGGCAACCTCTCGCCCGAGCAGCGCATCCAGCTCAACCTGGCGCGCAGCCTCGCCGACCAGGTCGACATGCTCACTCGCCGCCTGGAGTGGATGGCGGCCAAGGTGCTGACCACCGGTGCCGTCACCATCACTGGCGACCAGTATCCGACCACGCAGGTGAACTTCGGGCGCGATCCCGCGCTGACTGTCGCCCTCAGTGGCGCCAACCGCTGGGGCCAAAGCGGCGTCAAGCCGCTGCAGGACCTGCAGGACTGGTCTCTCCTCGTCACGCAGAAGTCGGGCACGGCGCCGACCGTCGTCACCATGACTGCAGATGCGTACGCGCTGTTTGCGGCGGATCCGGATGTCAAGGAACTGCTCGATCGCTTCCGTGGGCGCGATGCGCTGCACCCCACTGTCGTGGGCGAGGGCGGTCGATACATGGGCTCCATCGGCGACTTCGACATCTACGTCTTCGCCGGCTGGTACGAAGACCCGGACGGTGCCGGCAGCACGCCGTATCTGCCGCCCTTCACTGTGCTGCTCACGAGCCCTGATCTGGATGGCGTGCGTGCCTATGGCGCCATCCTCGACGAAGAGGCCGGACTGCAAGCCCTGCCGTATTTCGTGAAGAGCTGGATCGAAAAGGATCCGGGTGTCCGCATGCTCCTGATGCAGTCCGCGCCGCTGACCGTGCCGTACCGGGTCAACGCCAGCTTCTGCGCCACGGTGAACTAAGGGGAACGTCATGAAAGTTCGAACCTCAGTGACGATCCGCCTCGGCGCCCCCGGCGAGACCAAGCATTTGCCGCCGGGTGAGTACGACAAGAAAGAGCTCGTCGGCGTCGATCTCGACGAGCTGATCGCGCGTGGACACGCGGAGCGCCTGGGCGCCGCGCCTGAAGCGCCGAAGTCCGCCAGCGGTGGCACGAGCGGCGAAGGCGCGAGTGGCCAGGCCAGCGCAGGCGGCCAGTCGTGATCAGCGGGCCCTTCGCAGCCCTCGAAGAACGGCTGGCCCGCCTGACGACGCGCCGTTGCGGCAACGTCGTTGTGCAGGTAGGTGAGGCCGCCCCCTTCGTTGCGCGATTGGGCGTGCGCGACATCAACGCGTTCGAGGGCACGGCAACGGTGGGCGATCTCACCCTCCGCTATCTGCTCTCGGACGCCCCCGACCTTGTGCCGGGAACCCGCATCGTCATCGACGAGGCACCGCACCTGGTGCAGACCGATCCTGACCGCATCGACGCCTACGAGGCTGTCGTTGTCGTCTGCGAGGTTCGCTGATGTTTGCTCTGGAGCGGTTGATCGCCGAGCAGCTTGCACAGTGCGCTGAGCTCGCGGACTGGTCGGTGCGTCGGGGTTCAGAGCTCGTCTCTGCGAGGGTGGCGCCCTCCGTTGTCGTCCGCCTCGACGGCGCAGGCGTCGGCGACAGCAAGGCAACGGCCGCAAACGTGGCCGTCCGCTGGGCGATTCACTTGGTTGTCGAACGCGGGGACGGGGCGACCGACCAACTGGACGCCGCCTTCGCGGCCGTCATCGCCTCGCTCCTCAACTGGGCACCGCCCAAAGTCGCTGATCGCCAATGGTCGCCGTTCCGGCTGGCCGCGGTCGGCACGCCCGATTCGCTTGAACAAGGTCTGCTCGAGTACGCCGTGCTCTTTCAGACCGCCTCCATCTACAACGGAAAGCCCTAGGAGACGACCATGTCCCTGAAGTACGACGAGGACCAGCTCACCATCCCGCGTGGTCGGGTGTTCTTCGACCCCGAAGTCGCCGGTGTGAACACGGGCGAACAGCCCTTGGGCAACTGCCCCGGAGTGACCGTCTCCATCGAGACCACCAAGAGCGATCACTTCAGCTCTAAGACTGGGCTCCGCCAAAAGGACAAGTCGGTCGTGGTGGAGGTGAATCGCAGCGGCGAAATCACCTGCGACAACATCACTCCCGAGAACCTGGCGTACTTCCTGTCCGGCTCCGTCGAGGACGTCGAGCAGGCGTCCGGAGCAGTCACCGACGAGGCGCTCACCGTGCGTCCTGGCCGGCACTACCAGCTTGGCAAGACCGAATCGAACCCGGCTGGGGTCCGGAACATCACCAGTCTCGTCGTGAAGTCGGCGGACGGGGCGAGCACGCTTGCGGCTGGTACGGACTACGAGGCGGACCTCGCGCTTGGCCGTCTGCAGATCCTCGCCGGTGCTGAGTCGTTCGGCATCAAGGTTTCGTATCAACGGCCGGCCGCGACCTGGCGCCGCATCAAGACGGGGTCCGCCAGCGAGTTGAGCGGTGCGCTTCGCGTCGTCTCCGATAACGCCTCGGGCGAGTCGCGCGACTACTACATGCCCAAAGTCTCGCTCACCCCTTCCGGTGATCTGCCGGTCATCGCTGAGGGCACGGACTTCGTGCAGATGAAGTTCTCCCTGGAAGTCCTCAAGCCGGCGAACGGCGAAGCCATCTACATCGACGGCCGTCCGGTCGCCTGATGCTGCGCGCGGCGCAGGGCGCCGCGCATCTCTTCATCTCCTGAGGCGCTACCCGAGCAATGTCCGGCGACACCCGGGACATCACAGTCCGCATCCGCTCTGAAACCGAAGGCGTCGACAAGATCTCCGCCTTGGTTCAGGAGATCGACAAGCTCTCTGCCGAAGGTGGCGAGGCAGCTCCGAAGTTCCAGGCGCTCGCCGGTGAACTGCGCTCGATTGCAGGTCAGCAGTCGCTCGTGGAGCGGTTCTCGGCGCTCAAGAGAGAGACGCAAGAGGCGAGTGTCGCGGCGGACCAAGCGCAATCAAAGGTTGCCAGCCTCGCGCGTGAGATGCGCAGCGCCGAGACGCCGACACGAGCCTTGGCGGCGGATTTCGAAAAGGCCAAATCCGCGGCGCGACTTGCGCGCACGGAATTCGAGATCAAGGACCGCACGCTGATTGCGCTGCGGGCCGACCTGAACGCAGCCGGCATATCGACAAAGGCCCTCGCCGAGGCTGACCGCACTCTGCGTACCGAAGTTCAGTCCGTCGAAGAGCGACTCGCCGCACTCAAGACGGAATACGCCGAAGTCGGCTCGGCTGCTCGCGCCGGTGCGCAGGCCCAGTCCGGCGCCAACAAGGCTGCAGCATCCTCGATCGACGAGATCGGGATTTCGCTGCGCGGCGTCGCAGGCGCAATCGGGGCCGTGGCCGGCATCAACATCGGTACCAACCTGATCCGCGACGCAGTCGAAACGGCCGACGCCTACAACAATCTGGCAGCGCGCATCCGCCTTGTGACAGGCGAGGGGAAGGCGTTCGATGCCGCGTGGCAGGGCGTGCACGAAGTCGCGCTAGCGACCAACAGTTCGCTGGAGTCGACCGGAGAGTTGTTCGCACGCGTCGCTACAGCTGGCAAGCAATTCGGCGTCAGCAGTTCCGACGCACTCAAGCTCGTTCAGACGATCAACCAAGCGGTGCAGTTGTCCGGCGCAAGCGCGCAAGCGAGCGACGCGGCGCTGACACAGCTCATCCAGGGGCTTCAGGCCGGCGTCCTGCGCGGGGACGAGTTCAACTCGGTCATGGAGCAGTCCCCCCGTTTGGCTCAGGCGCTCGCGGATGGCTTGCATGTCACGGTTGGCGAACTGCGTGCCCTTGCGCAGCAAGGCGCGTTGTCGTCGCGTACCGTGCTGGAGGCGCTCAAAGGCCAATCGGCGACGATCGCCGCCGAGTTTGAGAAGCTGCCGCCAACGCTCGGCCGGGCAGTGACCAACCTGCAAACGCAGTGGATGAGCTTCGTCGGTAGCCTGAACAACAGCACCGGCGCGACGGCGACGATCGCCGAAGGCATCAACGCCCTGGCCAACAACCTGGAGTCCATCGCCGGTGTCGCCAGCCGCGCAGGTGCCGTCATCGTTGCTGTCTTGGCTGTGCAGGCGGCGGGTGCGCTGCGTGCCTACACCATCGAAGCGCTGGCCGCGGCAGCGGCGACCAATCTGCTGTCGACCAGCATTTCGAAAGTGCCTCGTACGGTCAGCATCGGCGTCGCCGTTACGGGCTTCGAGGTCGGCTGGCAGCTCGGCACGATGTTGCAGGAGAACTTCTCCTGGGCGCGCAAAGCGGGTGTCGCGATCACGGGCTTCTATGCTCAGCTCATCAATGGCCTTGGCCTGCTGAAGGATGCGGCCACTGCGGTATTGAGCGGAGGCGATCTGAAGCGAGCGTGGGACGACTACAACGCGCGCACGCAAGAAACGCGAAAGCTCCTCGGTGAAATGTGGGACGACGCCGAGAAAGCGCCCGCCAAGGCCGCGTCCGCGACCGACGGTGCCGCCAAATCACTGCAGGACGTCGGCAAGAACGCACAAGAGGCCGGTGGTCAGGCTCAGCAGGCGCTGCAAAGCGCTGCCCAAGCCGCCGGAGGGCTAGCGGAAAAAGCTGCAACAGCGGACGGCGTGCTGCTCGGCATCGCCCAGAAACTGGGCGCGATTCTGCCGACGGTACGCAACGTCGACGAGGCTGCCGCCGCCTTGGCCCGCATGTCGGCGGAAGGAAGCAAGGCGGCTGCGGCCGTCCGCGACGAGCTGATCGCGGCGGTCTCGAAGCTGTCCGGCGAAGAGCTGCTGAAGTTCCAGCGCGCGGCGATTGCAGCATTCGGAGACGCGGGCGCTGCCGCAGCCAATCTCGCGCCGGTCCTCGATGCGATTGGCGAGCGTGCGATCACCGCACTTGGTGGAGACCTCACCAAGGCAACCAAGGGCGTCAGCTCGGAATTCGCCGCGGCCGAAGCCGAGCTGCAGGTATTTGCGAGCAGCATCGACAGTCTGCGTGCGAAGGGCATCAACACCGGTGTCGCGCTGGAGCAGATGCTGACCACGGCGATCGAAAAGGCAAAGAGCCCCGAGGAATTGGAGCGCCTTGCCGAACTCGTGGGCACGATCGGTAAGCAGGCCGGGCTGGCCCAGAAGGACGCCGAACGGCTGCTGGACACGATACGCGAGAAGGCCGACGCGGCCACGCCCGGAATCAACTCTCTGGCAGAGGCGTTCAAGACGCTCGGGATGCAGAGCAGGGCGGATCTCCAGAAGACGGCTAAGGCCTATCAGGAGGCCTTCACTCTCATCCGCAACAGCGGCGCCACGCTTCAGGAGCAGCGCCAGGCGTTCCAGAAGTACGCCGAGGCCGCGATCACCGCTAACGGCGGTGTCGCTACCAGCACCATCCAGGCGCAGGCCGCCATGTACGGCCTGCAGTTGAAGACCGACTCCGCCGGCAAAGCCATCGTGTCCTCGTTGGGCGAAGGCGCGAAGACGGCCGACAAGCTCCGCGGCAGCTTGGGCGACGCGGCTGACGAATCGGATCGCCTGAATAGCTCGCTCAAGGATCGACCCGAGTTCAACCCTGACTGGCGCAATCCTCTGTCCGCCAGCCGCAACCAAGAGCTCGACGCTGGCCTCACCGCGGACGAGCGTGCCGCGGGGCTTGTGAAGCGCGACGTGTCGACCAGCACCATCGACTACCGCCAGGTGGGCTTGGATGCTGGACTTCGCGGCGATGCTCTCGACCGATTTGTCGATCGCTTCGGCACGGAACTGGAAGGCTCGCTCGCCGACTTCAGAGCTCGCATGAAGCAGCTGGGTGCGGGGGGCGGCGGCACCGTCGAAGCCACGACATATACGCGCGAGTACGGCGGTGCAGTCGAAGGCGCGAAGAGTCGTGCCCTTGCCTATGCGAATCAAAAGCCCGCCGACAGCGGCAAGGATGATGGTGGTGCGAGCACCACGAACCAGTCCTCCGTGAGACAGAACGCCTTCGGTCTGCAGCCTGGACGCGCGGTTCAGATTGATCTGAACGTCGGCGGGAGAACTACGACGGTCTACGCGGAGGAGGGCGCTGAAGACGCACTCATCGCCGCGCTGCAAGCCGCCCAGCGGAGATCCTGATGCCCCTCGTTCATACCTTGGGCGGCATTGCCCTTTCTGCCGAGCACATTTGGATCGACGAGTTCGACTGGCAGTCGGTCGAGCGCTCCTCCGACTACTCGATCACCGGCGCCCTGCTGATCGACGAAGCGGCGAAGCAGGCCGGACGTCCGATCACCCTTGAAGGTCAGAACGACCAAGGCTGGGTTGAGCGCCAGACGCTGCTGGATCTCTACGACCTGGCCGCCATGGCCGGCGCCCGGCACGCACTCGAGCTCGCAGACGGTCGCACCTTCAATGTCACGTTTCGCCCTGGTGAGTCTGCAATCACCGCCAAGCCTCTCATCCGCCTCGCGGTGCCCACTTCCACCGCGAAATACATCGTCACCCTGAGACTCACGGAAGTCTGACCATGACCATCCTCGGAACCGACATCGCTCTGCTCAAGAGCCAAGTCATGGACGACGTGCCCGAAGGCGGCGGTGCCGCTACCGGCAACGTCATCGCAGACGGCGCCTCGAACGCCGTCTTCCCCGACATTGCCGAGCGCGATCGCATCTTCGGCAACGTCGCGATGCGCAAGCTCTTCGCGGCCGTACGCACCCCCGACACCGACACCTTCTTCGGTAGCAACGCGATCGTCGATGCGATTCCGGCCGACCCCCTGGTCTCATGCACGCTCTTCTCCACGAATGACATGTTCGACCGCCGCGACGCCGCTCGAAACCGCATGGAGAGCTACCTCGCGCGTGGGCCGAAGTTCCAGGGCCTGGTCTTCGAAGACCACTATGCCGGCCAGCAGACCCTGCAGATCATCGCCCGCGTGGGCGTTGCCGCCCCGCGCATCGGGCAGACCCTGCTTCTCGTGGGCAATGCCGGCCAGGCGTCCGAGTTCAGCCAGTACGTCCGCGTCACGGAGGTTTCCACGAGCGTGCGCACGTTCGGCGTCTCCAGCGGCTCGACCTACACCGAGTTCCAGCGGCAGGTGATGGCGTGCAGCCTGTCGGACCGCCTCGCATCCGACTTCAAGGGCTCGCCCGCGTCGCAGTCCGACACGGCCGCGAGCAATGCCGCCGTGCTGGCCGAGACGGTCGTTGCGGACGCGGCGCGCTACTACGGCGCCAAGCCGCTGGCCCAAGCCGTCGAGGTGGGCGACCTGATCGCGCATGTGGAAGGCGTTTATGCGCAGGTGGTGCCCAGCGCCCAGACCGACATCCCGATCGCCGATGCGACGCCCACCAGCTCGGTCGCAGCGCTCGCCGCCGCGGCAAACGCGGACGTCACGATCAACACGAGCGCGACCTGGTCGCCTGCAACGGCCCTGTGTGTCGGCGGGAGCATCAAACCGGGCAGCTTCAAGGTCGTCTCGGGAGCCGCCACCATTACCGACCGCGGCGCGGCCCTGGTGACTGCGACGGGTGACCAAGTCGGCACCATCGACTACGTCAACGGCGTGGCCAGCCTCGCCGCGGGTGGCCCGACGTACGCTGGCGCCAAGACCATCACCTACCGGCCGGCCACAGCACCCCTGGCGCCCACGCAGACCAAGGCCATCTCCGTCACGGCGGAAAACCAGTCCGCCACACTGGTGCTAACGCTCGATCCCATGCCTGCGCCCGGCACGCTGCGCATCGCGTACATGGCGCTCGGCGCCTGGTACGAGCTGATCGATGACGGCTCGGGCGCATTGCGAGGTCTGGACAGCGGCTACGGCGCCGGCAGCCTGTCGCCCTCGACCGGCACCGCGACGATCACCTTGGGCGCTCTGCCGGACGTCGGCAGCGCCATTCTCGTGAGCTGGGCGAGCAACGCCGGCGTCAAGGGCATCGAAGGTGCGCAGACCGCCACCGCCTACTTCGAGATCGACGTGGGCAGTCCGATCATGGAGGCGGGCGTAGTCGTCACCTGGAACGACGGCGCGGCACGTACCGCAACCGAGGCGGGCGGCACCTTCTCGGGCGATGGCACGGGTACGGTCGACCGTGCCGCGGGACGCGTGCGGATCAGCCCGAACACGCTGCCGCCCAAGGGCACCGCCTTTCACGTGAGCTACAAGGGCGGCGCCCCGGTCTCGAACATCTTCATGTCCGGGGGTTCGGACGGCACGACCTGGTCGGCCACCTTCCCGGCCCCGATCGTGCGGGGTACGTTCCGCTCGCAGCTACCCGTCACACGCAAGGTCACGTCCGAGCAGACCTTCAACCTGGTCGATCAAGTCGCGCTGTACAACATCTCGGACGCGCCCAACGGCATCGGAGACAGCGGCACGATCTACCTGCAGTATGAGGACGGCTCCCAGGCGCCTGTGGGCGCCATCAACTACACCACGGGCCTCGTCCAGTTCGCCCGCACCATCGCATCACCCGTGAAGGTCTTCCGCGACGCGGTGGTCGCCCCGCGCACCGGCATCGACGGCGGCCAGATGTGGGTGGTGCTGGGCTATGCCACTCGGGAACAGGCCGGCAGCATTGTCGGGGCGGCCGCCATCACGGCGAGCTACACCACCGGGGCCGCGACGCCTGCGACGAAGGACGTCACGCCGGACACGCTGCAGTTCCGCGTCCCGGGTGATGGTTCGCCGCTGTCCGCCGGCAACCTGATTGCGACCTTGGGCACCTGGACGCTGCGTGACGCGCAGTCTGGCGTCGCGGTGTCCTCGGATCTCGATCCCACCACCGGCAGCGGCGCTCAGCGCGGCACGATCGACCGCGACGCGCGTCTGGTCGCCCTGGGCGACTGGCTCACGGTCGCGCCGGCTGTCACGGTCGCCAGTGCGTTGTCCAAGCTCGCAGCGTCGAAGGTCTCGGAGATCGCGTTCCGCACACCGGTCGCGCCCCTGCGCCCCGGCAGCTTCAGCATCACCGCGCAGACCGCGGAAGGCGACACCGTCAGTGGCACGGCGAATGCCGACGGGGTCATCTCCGGCACGCGCGTCTCTGGCTCCATCAACTATGAGACCGGTGTTGGCTCAGTCACCTTCGCGTCGTCCGCCGGGGCGCGCACGGTCACGTACCCGACCTACTCGGCCGGAGTGGCCACCGGCTACAACGGCTACTCCGGCAGTGGCGCTGTGCCCGCCGGCACTGCCACCGCGACAACCAGCGTCGGCCTGGTCCTCGCGGACACGATTCGCTTCTCGGCGGTCGGTTACGCCTACCTGCCGCTCGATGCCGCGCTCATCGGTATCAACCCGGTGCGGCTCCCGACCGATGGCCGCGTGCCGATCTACCGCAAGGGCGAAGCGGTGGTGCTGCATCACACCGCCAAGACCGCGCCGCAAACCGTTGCGAACGGCACCACGATCAACTGCGGCCGTACGCGGCTCTCCCGCGTGCGCGTCCTGGGCGGCGACGGTGTCGAGATCCAGTCCGGCTTCACCGAGGACCTGGACGCGGGCACGGTGACGTTTGTCGATGTCTCGGGCTATCACCAGCCCGTCGCCGTCCAGCACCGCATCGAAGACGCGCTGCGAGTCCAGGACGTCCAGATCAATGGCCGACTCACCTTCGCCCGCGCCGCGAGCCACGACTACCCGGAAGGCGCGCTCGTGTCCTCGGCCCTGTACTTCAACGACAACGGCAACCTCAAGGCGCGGGTATCCACGTTGTTCGATCAGCAGACCTGGGGCAATGCCTGGGCCGACGCAGTCACCGGGTCTGGCGCGCCCGCCAGCTACAACGACGTGCAGTACCCGCTGGCGGTCACCAATGAGGGCGCCATCAGCGAGCGGTGGGCCGTGGTCTTCACCAACACCACGAGCTTCTACGTGATCGGCGAGCACGTCGGCCAGATCGCGGTGGGCAACGTCAGCAGCGACTGCGCGCCGCTCAACCCAAACAACGGCAAGCCCTATTTCACGCTCGCGGCGGCGGGCTGGGGCAGCGGCTGGGCCGCAGGCAACGCGCTGCGCTTTAACACCGTGGGCGCCTTGGGCGTGCTGTGGGCGGTGCGCACCGTACAGCAAGGGCCGGCTACGGCTCAGGACGACGGCTTTTCCATCATGGTCCGCGGCGACATCGACCGCCCCTGACGAGAGACTTTCATGAGCGCAAACATCAAGTATTTCCACTCCGCCATGACTGGCGCCCCCGTGCTCTCGGGCACCACGGGCGCACTGATCGCGGTACTCGACGCCTGCTTGGTCGATGGCTTCGGGCTCAAGAGCGTGGATTCCATCGTGGTGGCCGGCGGCATCGCCACTGCCACGATCGCCAGCGGGCACATCTTCGAGAAAGGCACCTGCGTCACGATCGCAGGGGCCACGCCCAGCGGGCTCACGGGCGAAAAGAAGGTCCTCTCCGCGACAACTACCGCCTTCACCTTTGACGCGGGTGGCATCGCCGATGGAGCGGCCACCGGCACGATCACGGCCAAACTCACGCCCGCCGGCTTCACTAAGCTGTACGCCGGCACCAACCTCGCCGCGTACAAGTCGGCGAACGTGGCGGCCACAGGCGGCGTCCTGCGCGTCGATGACACGGCCGCCCAGCAAGCGCGCGTCCGCGGCTACGAAACGATGTCGGACGTGAACACCGGCACCGGCCCGACCCCCACCGACACGCAAGTCTCCGGTGGCTTGTTCTGGCCGAAATCCACCACAGCCAACACTACGGCGCGGGAGTGGGTACTAGTCGCGGATGACCGGACGTTCTACATCCTGCTGATGCCCAACAGCTTTGCCCCCGTCAAAGGTCTCCTGGCGGGCTTCGGCGACATGATCCCGAATAACTCGGCCGATTCTGCCTACTCGTGGTTTGTATCGGGACAGACTGCCACCGATACGGGCCTCACGAGCAGCGCGAGTTACCCGGGGTGCCTGGGCTACAGCAACTACAACCAGACGACCAGCGGAAGGTTTGCGCCGCGTAGCTACACCGGCCTTGGCTCTTCGGTGCGGCTCGGAAACGCGAACCTGTACCTGCGTAACGGCGTGGCGTGGTCCGGCGGTGGTGCCAGCGGCCCCTTCGTTGCCTTCCCGAACGGCCCGGATGGGGGGCTCTACTACGAGCGCGTCCGGATGCTGGAAGACCAAGTGTCGGGCTCGGCACTGCGCGGCGAGCTGCCCGGCATCATGCACATGCCACAGGCGCTGGGCGAGACGTTCCAGAACAAGGACAAGATGCCCGCCACGGCGGCGCTCGTGGGCCGCACGTTGATTGCACTGCGTCCGGGCAACGGCTCGGCCACCGCGGCCATCGGGGTTGTGGCCGCAGACCTCACCGGCCCGTGGAGGTAAGCGGTGGCCGCGATCGCAATCAACCCGCTCGACCGGGCAATCCAGCTCCAGCTTCACTTCGAGGGGGCGAACGGCAGCACTCTCATCAAGAACGGTGGCTGGGGCGGCGTCCTCGCCGAGAAACAAGGCACGGGGGCCGACCCGACGATCACCACGGCCCAGAGCGCCATCGGATCGAGCTGCCTCGCTGTCCCCGTGAGTAGCGCGTTGCGTCTGACCTATGGCAACGGTCAGGTGACGATGGATCAGTGGCCATCGGGGGGCGCCCTGGTGCGCCCAAGCGGAGATATCCAGTTCGACTTCCGCGTGAAGTTCTCGTCGATTGCGTCCGGCACTACCAACTTCATCACCAGCAACCTGTGGGCCAACTTTCAGGTCAACAACGGCAAGTTTCAGCTTGGCGGCGCCAATGGCACTCTGGTCTCCACGACCACGGTCTTGGCGAACACCTGGTATGCGGTCCGCATGGTCATGGCGTTCAACAACTGGCGTCTTTATGTCAACGGCGTTCAGGAGGCTGCAAATAGCGCGCTCGGGGTGGGTGGCTACACCGGTGACGGTCGTATCGTCCTCGGCAATCAAAGCACGGTGGGCTTCGGGACGATCTACTTCGACGAGTTCCGAATGCTCTACGGCGCCACGGACGATGTCGGTGGCAACTACACGGTCGCGACAGCCCCCTTTGCAGACGTCGGCAACTATGGGGATGCACAAGCGGTACGGGCCCCGGACGTAGTGAATCTGCCCGTCGCGCCCGTGCAGCCACTTTCCGCGCCGCGCCCTCGACGCCTTGCGAACTTGATGCGCCCCTATGGCGGCGTGATCGTCGGCACCGTCAAGGAAAAGCACAGCCCGGCCAACACGCCACTCTCCCGCCAAGTGCTTCTGATCGACGAGGCCGCGCGGCAGGTGGTTGCTTCGACGTGGTCAGATGCGGCCGGCAACTACACCTTCACCGAGCTGGACCCAGCCGGTCGCTACACCGTGATTGCGAGCGACTACCTGCACAACTACCGCGCGGTCGCCGCGGACAACCTGCAGGCGGTGCTGGCATGACGCTGCTCGTCTCCGACGCGATCCTGCAAGCGCGTTTCCAGGCTCTGGCGGGCGCCTTTGACGCGGCGAGCGATCCGGCGCAGATCTGGGTCTATGGTGGCGCGCGGGCCTCCTCGCTCGGCGCCTGGCCTTCCACTCCGCCGCTGGTGCGTATCACGCTGGCCAAGCCCTGCGGCACCGCTACGCCCACGGCGCTCACACTCGCGATCCCGGCCGACCCCTCGCAGGTGACAGCCGACGGGACGGCAACCTGGGCGCGCATCGTGGACGGCGCTGGCACACCGCTCATCGACTGCGATGTCGCGCTGGCCGATGGCTCCGGCACTCAGCCGCAGGAAATCCTGCTGTCACGCGTCGACGTGTTCTCCGGCGCCTTCGTTGTTCTCGTGTCCGGCACGTTCACCGAGGCGTGATGGCGGCCGAATCCGATTCCGATCTCGTCTTCCGGCTGCCCGCCGCCGCGGGCGCGGATCTCGTCTTCGGGGACGATGGCCCTGAGTCGGATGACATCGCCGTTGCGGTGCAGGGCCGGCTGGGTCGGCTCGCGCTCGCCGTCACCGCTACCGCCACCGGCGCACCCGTCAATGTCGCGATCCGCGGCCAGCTCCGTTCGCTTCGCATGCGGGCCAGCGCCAGCTACGACAACGCTGTGGCGCGAGGGCCTGCAGTCAATTCGAAGACCGCGTGGCAGCCCGCTGAGGCCGTTGCCCGCGCCCTTGCCGCGCGACATGGGGATACGCAGAACCTACAAAGCGCTGGCGTCGCCGCATGGCAGGAAGGCGTGCGCCGCTCGGAGCCGACCCGCGTGAGCATGGGGGTGCTGCAGGCAGCACCGAGAACTGTGCATTCGGGCTGGGCGCATACCCAACGAACCGCCGCTGCGGCGGCGCTTGCCTGGGCGCTCATGGTTCCCGCGACCAGGCGGGCGATGGCCGTCTGGCAACAGGTAATGCAGCTCGGGACGGAAGTCCGCGAGCGCTGGCAGCAGCGCATCCCTCGGCATCGGCTACGCGCCACCGACTGGCAACAGGCGCAAGCCCTCGCACGGCTTTACTGCGGCGGCTTCTCGGTTGCGCTCCCCCGCCGGCGCGCGTCGCGCGTCCGCTGGCAGTTGGCCAGGTGGCCACTGCACGGAGTCCGAACGGTTGAGCCGCCCGAGCCGCCCGAACCTTGCTACGTACCGTCGGCGCACCTCGTTTTCGACGAGGCATGGCGCGGCGCGCGCGACCTTCTTTTCATCTGTGAGCGCCGCGGCGGTGGAACTGCGCCGGTCGTGGTGCCCGTGTTGCGGAGCTACATCGTGGTCAATGACGTTGTGCTGGTCCGGGTTGCGGACGGGCTGTTGCTTGAGGCTCTCACGCTGTCCCTCACCTTCGACGCCGACAGTTGGACGGGCTCGTTCCAGGCCACTCTGCCGGCGACGGCGATGGATGACGTCATGCCGGCGCCGGACCCGGTCCTGCTGGAAGCCAGCATCAACGGCCAAGCCTTCCGCGTGCTCGTGGAGTCGGTGAGCCGCAGCCGGCGCTTCGGCGAGCGGCGCTTGCAGATCTCCGGCCGTGGTTGGGCCGCCGAGCTGGGCTCGCCGCAGTCACCGTCGGGCGTCTGGTCGAACTCGGAACTGCGGACGGCCCAGCAACTGGCAGCCGAAGTGCTGCCATTGGGCTGGTCTCTCGATTGGCAGATCGAAGACTGGCTCGTTCCGGCCGGCGTCTGGTCCTTCCAAGGCGCACCGATCGACGCGGTCAAGCGCATTGCAGAGGCGGCGGGCGGCTACGTGCGCAGCGCGCGTGCTGCACGCCAGCTGTCGGTGCTGCATCGCTATCCGACGGCGCCTTGGGAGTGGGGCGACGAGACACTGGCCCTCGTGTTGCCGCCCGACCCCGTGAGCGTCGAAGGCATCGCGATGCAGGACAAGGCTCTCTACAACGCCGTCTATGTGAGCGGGGAGGGCGCCGGCTATCTCGGCCACGTGAAGCGTCAAGGCACGGCGGGCGATCGCGTCGCGCCGATGGTCACGGACGCTCTCATGACCGATGCCGCCGCAATCCGCCAGCGCGGCCGTGCGGTGCTCTCCGACGTTGGCCGCCAGTCTTTGGTCACGCTCGAGCTGCAGGTGCTGCCCGAGACCGGTGTGATCGATGTCGGCACCTTCCTCGAGTACAGCGATGGCGACTCGACGCGCCGCGGCCTTGTTCGCGGCTCTTCTGTGTCCGTCACGCGGCCGAAGGTGCGTCAGACCGTGGAGGTTGAGACGCATGCCTAATGCATGGATCGCCTTCAAGGCGCTGATCCCCGACGCGGCGCTTTTGGTCGGCGTCGTCCTGACGTCCGACGAGTCCGGCACGTTGGTGGAGCTGCCCGACGGCAGTCGCCTGTCCGTTCGCGGAGTCGCGGAGGTGGACGCCTGCGTCTTCATTCGCGACGGCGTCATTGAAGGCGCCGCACCGAACCTGCCCACCCTCGAAATCGAAATCTAGACAAGAAAAGGAGACCGGCAGCATGCCCGCACCCGATCCGGAATCGTCCAACCTGCTGGGCCAGCTCTCGTTCTACGGCCTCGGCGCATGGGGCAGCGCGCTCGCGCTCGCACGCGCGCGCCACCTCGGCCTGGGCGGACGTGTCGTTGCCTTCGGTACCGCCCTCGGGTTCTCGCAAGCGATGCCGCCGCTCATTGCGTTTTACCTGCACTGGCCCTCGTCGCTTTGGGGGGCTCTGGCGTTTCTGTGCGGCTTCTTCGGCCTGGTGGTGGCCGCGGCCGTGACCAAGATCTTCGAGGATCCAATCGGAGCGTGGCGACGCCTGCGTGGCGATCGCACGGACCGGTCTGAGGAGGGCCCTGCTCAATGACCTATCACTTCGTGCTCAACGCCGTCGTCGTCGCTGCGGCGATCGCCCTGGTGCTGCGCGACCTCTGCCTGCTCGACAGCATGAGCAAGACGACCCGGCTCCCCCTGCAACTGGCCTACTCGCTGGAAGTCGCGTGCGCGTGTGCGCTCGCGCACTCCGGGCTCGGCCTTCACGTCGCGTCGCCCGCCGTGGGTGGCCTGGTGCTCGCGCGCGCCGCGGCCGCTTGGTTCGACCGCCGCAGCTTCCCGCCTCGATCGCAGCGCGCACGCCGTCGTCGGTGGCGCGACCTCATTGTCCAGGAGGACCCGAATGACGCCAGATAAGCTCCGCCTCATCCTGCCGCTTGCTGAGGCCGCTGCCGACACGTTCGCGCCGCACCTCGAAGCGGCCGCAGCTGAGTTCCAGATCCAGCCCGGCAAAGAGTTCGCCATGTGGATCGCGCAGCTCGGCTACGAATGCCAGCAGTTCCGGCGTCTGGAGGAAGATCTCAACTACAAGACGCCGCAGCGCCTCCTGCAGGTGTACGGGACGCGCTTTGGGTCCATCGACCAGGCAACCGCGTACGTTGGCCAGCCGCAGCGTATCGCGAACCGCGCCTACGCCGGCCGCTACGGCAACGGGCCGGAGGCTTCGGGCGACGGCTGGCGCTATCGCGGACGCGGCCCGACCATGCTGACCTTCGCGGACAACTACGCCGCTGGGTCGCGCGCGCTATTCGGCGATCCGCAGGTGCTCCTGCAAAACCCCGACCGGGCGCTGCTTCCCGAAGTCGGCTGTCGCCTTGCCGGCTGGTTCTGGGCCGAGCACAAGTGCGCGGGCCCGGCACGCGCCGGTGATGTGCGGGCCGTTACGCGGCTGATCAACGGGCCGAAGTGTGAAGGGCTCGATGGTCGCGCCGAACTCTTCGCCCGCGCCTGCCGCGTCCTGGGGGTGTGAGTTGATTCCCTTGGCACTCATCTCGGGTGGCTGGGTGTCGCTCGTGAAGCGAGCTCTTCCCGCGCTGGCCGCCGTGTGCGTGGCCCTCATGGTCGGTTTGGCGGTGCACACCTACGGCAACCGGCGAGAGGCTGCCGGCGCGGCCGGCATCCAGCAGAAGTGGAACCTGGACGTCGCGCAACGCGATCGCGCAGAGGCGCTGCGACAAGCCGCTGTGGCGCGGGCCGAAGCTCTCAATGCCCAACAGAACCGAACCCTTGCCGCCCGCCAGGCGGCGATCACCTTGGAGGCAACCCGTGACTCACTCGCGACGACTACTGACCTGCGCGCTCGGTATGGCCCTGGTCGCGTGCGCCGACCTTCCGCAGAATCAGATCGAGGTAAGGCAGATGGAGTGCGCGCCGGTACCGAAGATCCCGGCCGCGTTGCTGCCGGACCCGCCGACGCTGGACTTGGTGCCGATGCACCTGCGGCCGAAGTCGATGCAGAAGACTGCCAACGGCTCGCCTCAGACGCCGCCGTGACGACAGCGAATTACCTCTTCATGCGAGATTGGCTCGACCAACAGGGGTTGATCGAGCGGTGAGGCAAGGCGATCAGCCCTCGAAGGCTCGGTCGCCAAGTTTCGTCAGCGAGAAGGTAGGGGAAGCGCGAGTCGGTCTCGCAGGATCGTGTCCCACTGCTCTCGGTCGATCCGTGCTTGCACGTTCGTCAGCCCGATGGTGACGACGTCCGACGTGACCTCAACCCGCCAGAGACCGGCGGAGATGATTGCGTTCAGCCCCTCGTTTGTCGTTATGCGCAGCGACTGCGATATCTTGAACCAATCCAT